TGTGCTATGCGTATAGGTATCATCTTAGGGCTAGGGGCATAGCCACCTGCCTCTAATCCGAAATCGAGGGCGATATCCTTGCGGATACTTTCATTGTATTCATTTAGTGAGTTCATATTGAACTCCTTTCTTTTTTTGATAACCTTGTGTTATCTTTTTCCTTGACCTAGGTTATTTGCTTATTTCTAAGGCTCACTAGGATTTATTCTTATTTAATTTTTCTTATACTAGAAGTATAGCACAGAAATCTCAAAAAGTCAAGTTTAGACACGGACAAATCGGACATTTTCTATGTGATATACACCACACTGATCGCACGTCGACCTTGTCAAATCGACACGCCGTTAATGTTAGTATTGTTACTTTATTGTTATAATTCCCCCGAAAATGTGATGTGATTCACAAATCAAAATGTCCGTTTTAGCATAGTTACTGGCTAGTAGATGTCAGACCCCCCTGCTATAATTATCATATAAAGAAAAACAAGCGGTAAAGAAATCCGCTAAAGAAAGGTGGTCAATATGACTACACTAACAACTAACGCAATATGCGTTACTCATAAGCCGTTCAAGCCAGCGGTTGAATTTCACAATGATGTGGCTTATACATTCTGCATGGAATGTGAAAATAATATAGAGTCATGGTATATGGACTATGACTCAGACCGACTAAGTGGTTGGTCAGAATGGAAGGTGTCTCAATGAGTATTTGGACTCGCTTTCCTACGGTAAACAATTACCCCAAAGGCATGATGAACTTATGCCCCTGCGGTCAGGTTGTATTAGCCCCCGCCCTCTATCATGAGGGTCAGCCTTATTGGGAAAATCCTAATAAGTGTAAAGAACTATTTGAAGGAGTAAATAAATGAGTAGTTTCGTAAATCTTGCCTCTGTATGTGGCAAATCTTTCGCCTCTGTTGATGTCTATGATGTAGACCTTAACCCTCATGGTGTTATCTGTTGCGATAACTGTGAGTCAATTTTAATGTGCCGTAAGGCTTGGGATTTTCTATATAAAGGAGTCAAATAAATGACTAAATATAATGTGCTTATTTCTTATGCTGTAGAGGCAGAAGATGAAATGAGAGCGGTATTCGCTCTACAAAAATCGCTCTATCCACTTAGCGAAAACGAAATTGAAAAGTTTAACGCTTTTCATGTAGAGGAGATTCAGTAAATGGAAAAAGATATTTTCGGATTTGCAAATGCAATCAACATTGACCATTTAACAAATGATCAAATTAAAACTTTAGAAGAAATTTTTAAAGACTATAAATAAATAAAAACAAATCTTGCAGATTCACACTCTGCAATTTTTGCACGTGCCAAAAAGTTATCCACATGATGCACATCACACCTACGATTTACGCTCAAGTTATCCACATGATGTAAGTCACATTTCAAAATGTCCGTTTTGGTATGATTACTCTCCAGTAGATGTCAGACCCCTCTGTTATACTTCTATATATAGAAGGTTGAAAAAGAAGTAAGCCCCTTAAAGAAAGGAAGTCTAAAATGACTTCACTAAAAACTACAGTATGCGAAATGCATACACCTCAAATGTCCGCTATCTCAACTGTCTGCAACATGGCATTTGATGAACAATTTACATTCTGTACAGAGTGTGAACAGAACATTGAAAGATGGGCTGATATTGAAAACCCATTTTCTCCATGGTCTAAGTGGAAGGTGTCTAACTAATGAGTACACCTACACTTATTCTTTCTCATATGCCTTTAACAAAAGTTTTCTTGCGTGGCACAAAACAATTCTTGTGTTGCGAAGAAATGCAAACCGCAATTTATTGCGATGAACACTTTGAATTTCAAGGTTGCCAATATTGCGACTTTGACCTATCTGCCTCAGAATGTGAGTGTGAAAACTAATGCAAAAAGAAATGATAACTTTATCTTGTCAAATTTGCGAAGAGCCTACTGTTGAAGTTGCTCTCGCAGATGCAAAACTTTTAACCGCTACTTGTTCAGAATGTTGGGGATAATCTATGAATTACTATGATGACTACTATGAAAATCCAGAACCTGTATATGCAGGTTGCTATTGCAAATTAAATTACCTATGTTCAGAATGTAAAAGGAGTTACAACTAATGACTGATATGCAATTACTTCAATATGTAAAATCTATGTCACAAGATATTCGTGGCGATGTAGATAGTGGCAACGCTTACCTAATGGGTTACTTGTGGGCTTCACTCACATTGAAACAACAACATGAAACTGCGGAATCATTTCGCAACGAATTAGAAAAGGTGAGTGAACAATAAATGAACATAAACTCACTATTTGCAGACATATTTCAATATCTTGATTGGATAAATGAAGCAAAAGATTTAGCAACAATTGAAATGCTAACATCACACGCAAACATTTTAATTAATTTTTTATTTTATTTTTTAGAATGGGGTAACTAATGAATAATTTTTATCAAACTTTTTTTGCAAGTGGTAATGCATTGTTTTGGTTTTCTTTTATTTCTTTTTTTATTGGATCCTATTTATTCGTGAAAGGCGAATAATTTTGAACGTGGCAAAAGTTATCCACAGGCTGTGTACAACTAATGTGAGATTAATCACTTACGACACGCCGTGTTTGGGCTTGACTTTTTAATATTTTTGTGATAAGATTCTCTTATACAATTAAATAATGACTAATAAAGCAATGAGCCTTAGCAAATAAATGTGACCAGTATCACAGTGAGCCTAAGCAAATAAGTGCCCAAAATGTCAGACCCCTCTGCTAGAATAGTAATATAAACAAACGAAAGGAAGTCACCCAATGACTTACACTATAACACTAGAAACCTTTAATGGTTCTACAAAAAAAATCAACCTTGCTTCTCGTGGTGCGGTTGCTCAATTCCTCTCAACTTACCCAACACAACTCCCAGTTGGTGTATCCGTTAAAGTTGCTTGTGACGCTCTTGGCGTTAGTGGCACTCTTAGAGGTAAGGCGGTTCTCTAATGATAAACTCCGTCTTATCTATCCCCTGCGATGAATGCAATTCAACAGGACTAATTTTTTTCGGTAACGGAAATGACTACGATGTAGAAACTTGCAACTGCGATTTTGGTATTGACCAAGACCTACAACAATTCAACAACTAAAAGAATAGGAAATAAATAAAAATGGTAAAAATTGAACACTCTCTAAAATTCGTAACCGAGGTTGATGAAACTCACCCAACTGCTCTGCGCCTGCTTCAACTTCCTAGTGAAATGCAAATTGTTTTTCTTGAAGGTATGCTAAAAGAAATGGTTGCACCAAGAATTCAGCCAGCACTAGATGAAATTAACGAAGGTGGCTCTTGGGCACTTTTAAAGGTGGCCGAATAATGATGACACGCAAAGACTATGTGGCAACTGCTGAAATTCTTTCATCATTTAAAGATTTAATCGGTGATGAATTTACTTTTCACGATTTAGTTGATGAGTTTGCTAGTATGTTTCAAGCAGACAACAAAAGATTTGATGCAACTAAATTTTTTGAAGCGTGTAACAAAGATAATTACTGAATAAAAAAAATCCTGAGCAAGATCTAAAACTGCTCAACACTTCAAAAATTGGACGTGGGACTTATCCACAGGTTTATCCACAAGTGTTTAAGAGGCTGTGTACGACACGCCCGAAGTTTTGTGAGATTAATCACACGACTTGAGCGTCTCACTATTTGGATTTACTGGCTAGTAAGTTGATAATTTATGTCTGATAGGCTAGACTTACATAGTAAGAAAAAATAAATAAAAGAAAGTCTATCCGCTACGGCGGGGCTAACCGAAAATGTCAGTCCCCTATGCTAAGATAGAATTATCAAGAAAAAGAAAGCGGTGACACTATGTCAGCAAATGTATATACAGTCCAGTCCCTTCTAGTGGGAACAAATTACTCATCACGCACCTTGCAAGGTGAAATTGTAAGTGCAGAGCCTCACCCTCACGCAGTTTGGTATGAGGGTTGCGAAACCTATCTTGTAGAGGTTGCACCCAATAGCGGTTACAATAATTGGGGTCGCAAAACTTATCGCACAGTTGCAGTAAAGGTTGGTGCATAATGATAGATACCTATATTGACCAAAACGAATTCTATTTAATTAAAGATGAGCAACTATTGTGTTGCGATGAATTACAATTTAAATATGTATGCAAGGCTCATGGAGAAACTATGGGTTGCTACTATTGTGAGTTTAACTATTCAGAGAATTGCGAGGAACAACACTAATGGGATATGTAGAGATATTTAGAATTGACAACGATGGCGCAGGTTGGATAGACTTGTCTAAGGCTAATAGCGATGAACTATTTAATTTAGAGTTAGGCTTGCTTAATGAAGGCGCACTATTTACTACTAAGGAGAACGACTAATGGAATATAACTACTCACTTACTATCGCCTATGACGGCGAACTTGTATCAACAACACGCACCGCAGATATGCTAGAAATAGTAACTGCATGGAATAAGTGTGTGGACTATGGCGATGCTAAGGAATATGCAACATATAACTTGTCAGACCCTACGGGTAAAATGTATACCAAGACCTTCTATCGTAATGGAAATGTGAGTGTGAAATAATATGGGAGCAGTTACAGCGTTAGGAATTCAGGATACAGTCTTGGATTTAGAAACTCAGATTCTTTATCACCTAAAGGGTAATCACTACCCTCCAGTCCCCGCAGAAATGGTGCAACCTTGTATCGAGGCTATTGACGCTTACTATGATGAGGACTATGAGCGCATGATTGATATGCCAAAGGTTGGTGACTTTCAGATTCTCTATCGTGGAGAAACTCAAGCACCTGCAAGAGCGATTGTAGACCAACACCACCTATCGTTTTGGCTACCCGATTGGGAGGATTAGAATGTCTGATACAATAAACAGCATGGAACTTGTATATGCAGACCTACTAACACCTAGCCAGTTAATGGAAAATGATCTTGTAGAGATTGAAGGTGTTATTGTTGATGTAATATCAATTGAAGATGATGCTACTGGAGATAATTACACAATTACTTATCGTAATGACTATGGTGAGGAAGATGTTTTTATTTGCAACTATGAACATGTATTTAAGTTATATGTTTTTATTGAAGAAGAAGAATAGTTAAAAGTATTTTTGTGTGCTTCCCCGCACAGAAATGCACGTCCCGCCCTTGTGAGATTTATCACATTTAAGAAGTTGATATTTTTTCCCCTGTATGCTAAGATTATTATATGAAAAAAACACCAGAGGAATTACGCAGGCTTATGGAATTACGCCGTAGCAATGCTGCCTCTGCCGTTCCCTCTAAAAAGGCCTACTCTCGCAAGGGTAGAAAATGTCAGTCCGAAATGCTACAATTAAAATATCAACAAAAAGGAGAATAGCCCCCATGGGAAATATATCAGATGAGTTCTATGACGAATACTATGCAACTACCTGCCCTGAATGTAAAGAAAATGCGGTTGACGCATATGAAGAAAAATGCACCCATTGCTTACTAGAAGAAATGTCCGCAATGTATAATGAAGACATTGCATTAGAAATGAGCCTAGGCCTTGACTACTAATACACTTAAACTAAAAAGATCAAAAGATAGAAAGGTTGCTAATGCCGTCACCCCTAATGGAAAACAAGCAAGTATCGCAAATACCTTTGGCCTACCTGCAGGAAAGGCTTATTCATGTCCTGGCGCTACGAGTGTCTGCGAGAGTGTTTGCTATGCAGGCAAATTGGAAAAGGTCTTCCCTACCGTAAAGGTTAACCTACTACACAATTGGTCCCTGCTAAAAGACGCAGACGGTCTAACTATGCTCATGCTACTTTCTGAAATGATTGATGAGTTTATTGCAGATTGTGAAAAGAAAAATGCCCCTAAGTTGTTCCGTATCCACTGGGACGGAGACTTTTTTAATGATACATATACTAATGCCTGGAAAGTTGTAATTGAAAATAATCCTGACATTCAATTTTGGGTATACACACGAGTTAAGTCTGCAGCGCTTATCCTTAAGGATGTATCTAATTTATCATTGTATTTTTCTGCAGATAGTGAGAATGTTAAAACTGCCGTTGATTTAAAAATTAATAGCGGGGTTCGCATGGCATATCTTGCTAAGAATTTTGCAATTGGCCAGGCCGATGTAAAAGAAATGATTGGTAAGCCTGCTGCTAAATGTCCTGAAAATAATAAACAAATTAAACTAATATCAGAAAAAGGTAGCGCTTGCGTTTCTTGCTCATTGTGTGTATACTCTAAGAGTGACATAATTTTTTCTGCAACTAAGAAATGAGATAAATGAATTCCCTGCAAATAATATTTTTAATTTGGTGCATAGTACTTTTATTTTTCCACCAATAAAAATTGCAGGGATCCACGTCGGCAAAACTTAATTTGTCAAGTTGCGACACGCCTTTAAGATGTGTTTAAGAACACACCCCAAAACCCCCCTAGAATTAGCATTTATGACATTTTTCTGCTAAAATTATACTATAAGCAATTAACCCCCACAAAGAAAGGCAAGACCCAAATGACACTTCATGGATACACTTACCAAATTGGTGATTTATTTACAACAAGCAAGACAGGCGTTACAGGTCGTATCGCAGGTTTTACACCAATGTCTAATAAGGTTACTAGAGTTTCACTTGTCCTAGCAAACGGCTCTCGTCGCTTGGCTATGGTCAAGACATCTAAGTAATCTCAATATGTGAGAAATGTCAGGTTTCGATTTGACATTTTTATTTACAAAATGTTATACTTAGGTATAACCAAATAACAACCCCTAAACAGAAAAGAGAAAAAAATGGCAGTAGCAACAGCAACATACAAGGTAGGCGATACCTACACAACACAAAAGTCAAAGGTAAGTGGTATCATCACAGAAATCACACCACAGGCAAATGGTAATGTTCGTGTTAAGTTAGATGTAGCAGGTGCAACCCGTTACACAACTTGGACAGCCAAGTAAGTTTGGCAATAACGCCAAAACCAAACACGCCCCACAGAAATGCGTGTCTAAATAAATAGAGTGGGACAACCTGAGCAAGTTGTCAAAAGGCTCACAAACCCCCAACTAACACCCCACAACAGAAAAGAGAAAACAAATGGCAAGAGGCAAAGCAATCTCAGTAAAAATCCCTACTCAACGAGTAATCGCAGGACTAGAAGCATCACTAGCAAAACTAGAGATGGACTACGCAACACAAGGTGAAAACGAACGAAAGCACCTAATCGCATATGAAGCATGGAAAACAGAAATTGGTAAGTGGGCTATTGCTAATTTCTCAAAGGCAATCAACCTTCGCACTAACTATCGTTCTTGGAATAACAATCTCAATGTTGATTTTGATATTGTAGTAGCCAATGAAAATGAGTTCCCTGCTGAACCTGAAAAGGACTTTGAGGTTATTCATACTCATACCTATAAGGAAATGAAAGAGGAAATCACGAACGCAATTCGTATCCTCAAAATGACAGATGAGGAAGTTGTAAATACTTCCACATACAATGCGGTGGCTCGTTATCTCTAAATGAGGTTGGGTGGGGTGTAAAAGCCCCACTCCAATTCGCCAGGCTGATTAGGGCGATCACAGAAATACTATAGAGCACAGTTCATTGGGGGACTGAAAGAACCCATACTACCTGAGCATGTAGGGAAAAGGCTCCCCGCAAGGGTCCTTGACAATTGTCAGTGGCCAGTAGTATACTTAAGTAAACCAACAATAGAAAGAGGCCCCCATGGACCAAACCGTAACAAATGCAACAACAGAATTCCTTAATAATCAGATTGAATCATTTAGGGAATCACTTCAAAGAAAAGATGCATTAATCCTGTCATTGCAGGAGCGCTCTTCAGAGATGTCACAGAATGTCTACAAAGCACAGAATGCAACACAGTCAATGCGTGACGCAATGCACGAGTGGACAATGAAAGAACTTTCTGACGGTGGAATCACAGAGGACCAAGCAAATGAGATTGCAGAAATCTGTGGCTTTGAATTAATCAAGGAAGTTGAAGTTGAGGTTACCGTAACTTATAACTTAACACTGCAGGTACCTCACGATGAGGATGTTGAATCAATTGTAAATGATATTGATTTTGAATCTGTATCATATAATTCTGATAATATTACTTGGCTTTCTTCAAGTGTAGACAGGATTGATTTTTAGTAGGGGGCTACTAATAGACATGCCGAATGTCTCTAAACTAGGTGAGGGCCCTGAGCATGGCCATGTAAACTGCTCACTTTTTATTTTCCTGCAAAAATTGCACGTGGGCCTGTGGATAACTTGTGGATAAGTTACGACACGCCTTTACGATCATGTGAATTTAATCACATTAAGGAATGTCCGATTTATCCCCTGTTTAACTATCCCGATTTGCATTTGTCAGTGGGTCGGTGTATACTTAAATTAACAACAACAGAAAAGAGAAAACTCATGGCACATGACCTAGAAACACAAAACGGAAAAACATCATTCGCATCTTTCCGTGAACCTGCTTGGCATGGATTGGGAACCGTATTCACAGAAGAAAAAACAACCGCAGAAATGTTGTCCGCAGCAAATCTTAATGGTTGGAATGTTCGTCTGGAAGATTTGGAAACCCCTACACATCTAACAAGCGACAAGGCATACCAATATGTCTTGCGAACAAATCCTACCGATAACACACAGACAGATGTTCTTGGCATCGTTGGTGAGCGTTATCACCCATTGCAGAATGAAGATTTATTCTCATTCGGTGATAATATCCTAGACGGTGGTGGTCGTTGGGAGACCGCTGGCTCAATCAAGGGTGGTCGTGTTGTATTCGGTGCTCTTGCACTAGAGCGTGAAACAATCCTAGACCCTAACGGCGTAAGTGATAAGGTTAAAACTTATCTACTTATCAACACATCACACGATGGTTCTATTGCCATTCAAGCAAGCATAACACCTGTTCGTGTTGTGTGCGCTAATACTCTTAACCTTGCTCTTGGTGGCGTAGGTCGTAAGAAAAATAAGGGCATCAAGCAATCTTTCAAGATTCGCCACACTCAAACCGCCAATGGTAAGGTGCAGATTGCTCGTGAGACTCTTGGTCTTGCTAATGCATACATGGACGAATTCGACATCATGGCTAAGGCTATGTTCGAGAAGGAAGTCAATGCTAAGCAATTCAACGACATCATTCTTGCTGCATATCCTAAGCCAGAAAAAGATGCTAAGGGTTCAAGCAAGAAGTGGGAAAATAAAGTTGATGTAATCAACGATATTTACACTGGCGAATTCAATGGCATGATTGCTGGTAATGCTTGGGGTGCGTTCAATGCACTTACTGAGCGCCTTGATTGGTATCGCTCTGCTCGTGGTGGTTCTAACGAATCAATCCTTGCATCAGCATCAGGCTTTGACCCTGCAATTAACGCAGAGAAAAATCGTCTGCTAAAAGTTGTGCAGAATGTAATGTCTCTCGCATGATACAATTTCCTAGGCATGAATTAAAACTGCCTCGCATGGAGCGTTAGCATAGTTGGTTAATGCGCTACCCTGTCACGGTAGAGATCACGGGTTCAAGTCCCGTACGCTTCGCAAATAAATATGCAGCACAATGCATAAAAAATCGCACGTGGACCAAACCAGACATATCGGACATAAAAATGTCAAACAAAATAAACTTTACGATCATCAAACCTTTTCCCCAAAATGTCAAACCAAAAATTCTTTACGACAGACTTGATATTTTCCCAGGTTTCGGCTATACTTGATATATACCCACTAACAAAGGAACCCCATGAGAAATCGATCAAAAGGCTATATAGGACAAATCATTGACGGCAAGAAGTTAGCAGTAATCGCTAATGGAATTTACAATCTACAGTATAGTAGCGACTTTAGTGAATGTACTGTAGACAATTTACTATTCGTTACCCTGGATGAAAAAAATGTATTTGGCGACAACAAGTATGCCTTGGTTTGCTCAGAAGGTGTTGGCTGGGAACAAGATACATATGGTTGCCTAGAGGTACCAACAAACATTGGCCAAATGGGTCTATGGAATGGAAGAGTCTTTATATCAGTAGATACAGTCAAAGAATGTCTAACAGATCAAACAGAAGATATCGCAGACTACATCCGTGTCTTTGGTGATAGATTAGATAGAAACTGTGACCTATGGCAATCCAAAATGTCAGACCCTAGTGTTATGATAGAAGCATGACCACACAATACAAGCCATACACCATATCAGAACTCGTAATGGAAATTTATGAGGACAACCTATCGCACTTTGAATTTGAGGAGAACATGGGTGGAGAACCCTGTGACTGCCACCTACATATTACCATGGAAACTATTGTCAAGTATTGGGGAGAATAATGACTAGAGAAGACTTAATCGTAATGTGTGAGGAATCAATTAATACCCTTGAAGAAGTCCGTGCCTATCTAGTTAATCAGGGAGAGTAATGAAATTCAGTATTGATTATCATGAGAGAGTAAATAACTATTGGAACAGGGAGATTGAGGCTGATACCCTGGTTGAAGCCCAAACCCTAATGCTTGAAGAAATTCAGGGAACAGAACCTGACCACATTGATATTATTGGACATGAGTTTGAGGAAGGTGAGTAATGCTAGGTTATGAAGTATATGACCAAGAACTCATGGTTGTTGCTGTGCAAAATGCATACAAATATGTAACTACACCTGAAGATAAAGAAGGACTAAAACTAGCAGAAGATTTTCTACAAGGACTATGGGCAGAAGGGTATTTTGACTAATGACTACTTGGCTTAAGTATAATCTTATCTGTACCCATTGTGATACCCTCTTTGAGGTAACTACCCAAGACTTTAAAAAGGCTCCTACCTGTGTCTGTGACTACCCAGATGAATTGATCCTTTTAGGCTGGGAAGATGCAACAGTCAAGACCAGCCCAGATGATGTGACTGATATCACACCCTCACAAGTTGTAAAAATCAACACCAACCCCTATAATTAATATATAAAGAAAAAGGAGACCCTAATGCCAACATATGACATTAAAGTAATCGTAGAGTATAACTACGAAGTTGAAGCAGAAGACGAACAAGCCGCAGAAGAACTTGGCTGGCACTATGAAGATTATGCTTTCTCAGGTGAAGTCTATTCAATTGATGTAACACAAACCTCAGAAGATGAAGATGAGGAAGAAGATGACAACTAATGTAGTTTATGTTCCTTACTGTGGAGATTGTGACTTACAGTTAATTGATATGCCGTCGTTTATTGAAGCCCATGAGTGCGAGGATAACTAATGACTATTTACATTAGCAATGTCAATGGGGATTGGTGGGAGTTTGACTCTCGCTCCCCGCTTTTTATTCTGGACACTGAACAACTAAACCAAAACGAGATTGATGAGATTGAAGAAGAGTGGGGTGGTTGGGGTGAGGACAAGTTTGAGCAGGTCGTCCAACACTATGGCAACGCAGTTGTAATTGATGAGTTAGTTAGTAATAATCTTGTAAGGGAGAATATGTAATGAATGAGTTCATTGAATATATAAAGATACATTTGATTAGTCTAGAACAAGACTATGATAGATTGCCCGACGGTGACCGTGATTCTGTTATTCATTTAAACGGACAGGTATTGGCTACCCGTCACCTTTTGTCAGTGGCAGAGGGTATGATAGAGTAATGGAAACAACACAACTAGAACCAAGACTACAGACCCTAGTAGACCTAGGCGAATCAGGAACAGATATCCTTCATGGAGAACTTAAGAATATGATGTATGAATGTGAGAAGGAATTGGTTCCTCTCCTAGAGAACTCTAATGAACTAGGTTCAGATGAGGACTATGAAGATACCGTACAGCGTTTATATAACGAAGGTTACATGGACGCACTTACAGCGGTATATGGATTAACATACCAACTAGCCTTTGCTATTTCAGATAGGAGAAAAAATGGGAATGCGTGATGAATCATGGTGTAACAGTTGTGGTTGCTCTATCCCCTATACAGAGGAAGAGGACTACAACTCATACTGTGGAGAATGTGCTTCACTAGATGTTATTGATACCCTGCGTAAATTTGTAGAGGAACGCATTGCTGACCTCACAGAAAAGCGTGAGCAGTATCAGTTAGAAAATGATCATGAACTAGATGATTACTGTGCTGGTGCCATTGACGCTTATGACCTAGTGCGAATGAAGTTGACAGATTAATATCAAACCGCTATACTTATAATATACCCTAACAGAAAGAACCCCACATGGACACATTTATTGAAATGGACTTTGACGACTTTGTTGAGACCTATAAGCCAATCACTAACCATATAGACAACAATGCCTCATTCGATGGTTTGATGTTTGAAACCTATGGTGATGAGTATGAGTTTGTTAAGCAATCCCCTGAAAAAAATATCTGGATGTATGGGGATGGCGACGACGGTGGGTCCTACATTTGGAGTGGATGGGGATTCGTTAATCGAATAGGATACTTTATCACTGAGGTTCCTTTCCCTGATAATACTACTATTCAAATCAAAGTATCTTCATATTGGTATTACTGCGAAGGTTGCGGGGCAGAGATTGAAGATGATGGCCAACTAATTAATGAAAGATACTATGAGTATGAGCGGTGTCCAGTTTGCATAACTGAGGAAGAAATGCTAAAATTAGAACAAGAACAAATGACCCTAGTAGGATTGGATAAGAAATGACACAAATAGTAATAGATGAACTTGAATTAGTAGGTTCCTTTGCAGTTGACTCAGGTCAAGCAATGGTGGGTGACCCCTGCTACCTTGACCAATGGAAAACAAATGAAGGCGAGGAGTGGGAGTTAGAGGGTAAGGCTGGAGATTACTCTTATCATGGCGCTAGTGCTATGACACTTTCTGCTAGTGCTGGTGTTTTAGGCACTGGTAGTGCAGTAGTATTTAACACAGGATATGGTGACGGATATTATCCTGTTTATGTTAAGTATAACGAGGACGGACGAATTGTTAAAGTAGTTATCGACTTTGAAGGCGACTTAGATGAGGAGCAAGAATAATGGGAGCACGGATTAATTTTGTATTCAAGGACTCTGACAAGGGGCCTATGGTAGTTTTGTACAGCCACTGGGGAGAGACTGAATGGCAGCGGGACCTGGCCATGGCGCTGCAGCATGCAAAACCTAGACTAGGTGATTCATCCTATGGAACACGGATGATCATTAGTTATCTTATGCAGGATAGCATTCTAGAAGAGACAGGGTTTGGAATCCATGCAATTGCTAACGAGGGTGGGTCCTTAGAACTAGGTGAGTTTACGGTCCTAGTCGACTTCACTACTAATACTGTTACTGATAGAGTCTCAGTGCCCTTTGATAAATTTATGGGTGCTTATTGCCCTGCGCTAGTCTAGGTATTGGGTCACCTAGGCTAATCGGGTGGGAAGGGCAGGCGTGGGGCTTGCTCTTTCCCCCACTTTTTGATACAATTAACATAAGGGAGAACCATGAGAATAAGCAAACGAATTACAGATGAGGAAAAGATTGCCAATAAAATGGGTAACATTATTGCTGACCTGCGAGTGGATTTAGAATTGGTCGGGGAATACATGGCAAAATCTCAGCCCTATGTAGTGTATAATCGTTTACAGGTAATAGCAGAGTCAGCCAAAGAAACTAAGGAAGGAACAAACTATGCCAGCAACAACATTTGAGAACAAGGCACTAATCCTTGGGCAACTATGGATTAACTATAAAGCAGAGGATGAGTGGATTGATTTCTTTATTTATAACGACTTAGGTTTGCCACTTGCTTTCGCATTTGCCGAGGGAGTAATTAATCATACTCCAACACTAGAGCAATACATAAATGAAACATGGGATTTATTTATTGAAGGTTTGGATACTGAGGACACAGGGTTTGAGAGCATTGAGGACCTACTCGAAGACGACTAGTCTTTTGGCCCGAAAGGGCACGTGACATAGTTTTATCAAATTGTCAAACCCCAAACCTCATTTCCAAAAGACATTACGATCCAAACCTTTATATCCCCAAACCAGGACATTACGAACCCTTAAAACTTTCCCCCTGCTGAACTTATACCAGAGGTTTTAAGGTTTGTCAAACCATGTTATAATGATATTATGAGTCCTAGACATCACTTTGCAGACTATATGAAGAATGATCCCAAAGGATATAAAACCTTTAGTGATAACCTATGGAATACCTTTGTAGGTGTTACTCATACTGTAGGTTTGAAACACTTCTTTTCATTTACCCCCGATTTTTTGGAGGGGCTAGATCCAAACAAGATTGGTAAGCAACTGGGAACAGTTTATAACCTCAGTGATCAGGCCGAAGGCCAATTCGCCGAGGGCGAAACCCCAGGGGATCAAGACCAAACCCTATAACAAATAACCCCTATAGAATAACAAACCATTATGTCCTGGTTTCTTTAAATTCTATAAAGGTTTGTTAAAAAAACATTACGATTATCGACAATTTCTCCCTGGTTTTGGGAGATTTTTTTGCAGCAAATGGGCTTGACAAACCATCGTTTACGATGTATAATGCCCAAACCATGCATATGAAGGTTTGACAGATATGAAGGTTTGTGATAAAATCCCCGCTATGAAGGTTTGGGGATATGAAGGTTTTTCGGTTTGACATTACGATGCATCTGTGGTAGCGCTCTATTCTCCACTATCCTCCACAACGCTCCACTATTAGAATGTCTAAATATATTATCAGTAAGATTAATCTGTGGATAAACCTGTGGATAACTAACATTTTTATGGGTATTGACATGTGGATAACTATCTGATATGATGGAGATATGAACACTATGAAAGTAAAAGTTGAGATCAATCCTGCTACTGGCCAATGGAGATACTACGATGCTGTCATACAAGAATACTCATCAGAAGAATGGCCAACCAAGAAGAAAGCCTTTGCTATGTCAAATAAATATTACGATGTGATGTATAAACCATGAAACCTTTCTTAATCATAATGCTTGGCCTATTCATATTTCTCAACTACATGGCATACCTACAACAAATCCGTATGACTGGATAACTATGGTAAATCTCAGAGGTATCCCAACACCTGTTTGTCCTTGTTGTGGATCAAGTTTATTACGAGTAACAGTTCAATTTGACCAAGAAACCTATGAGATCGCAGGGTATCTATTAGACGATGCCCAATGCATGGAATGTAAATGTCTTATCACAGCACCTACTCCATTAGACCATCCAGACTATGTATAGACTATAAAACCAGGGTATACTAAAACAATGCAACACATCCTAAATGACCCATACATCTTATTCGTATACTGGATATATGGAATGTTGGGTCTATCTGGTTTGTTAATGATATTGGCTATCAAAGAGTCTATCTGGCCAGGGAGCAAATGATGGATATGTTTGTTTTCTGCGCTATCCCATATATCCTCAGCACTGCGTTAGCCTTATATATCTGGCGTATCTCCTAATAGGGTTTATATCTTATACTAGGGATTACGATGGCCTCTTGACTTCCCCCGCCAAAATCGCTATACTTAGAGTATGATCAATATGGAAATACCAGACCCATTTCAAACCTTTGTGGCTAAGAAATATGAGAACTATAAAGGTATGCTTTATGACTTCTTTGCTAAGGAGTGGTATCTTAAGACTGCTTGTTGTGGTGAAGAGTTGTATGCCCCGAACAAAAAGACAATGACCAAGATCAGACTATACCATACAAGAAATGAGTGCCTAAATGGATACTGAACAAACCTTCGATCAAGAGTTTAGTGTTGAAGACATTACGAACGCTATTGTGGATCAGGCTAAGGCTGAGGTTAAGGCTAGGTATGGCAACAAGAAAAGACATAGGCAATGAAGAAGTGTGATCATACTTGGTATATGAGAGAGCATGGCATTACCTGTACAAAATGTTTAGTCGTTTGGGAGAGTGATGAGGATATTAATATGTCCGATTTGTAAGAAAGAGTGGGACTTAAGATGGGGTGTATTTGGACATGATTCTCTATCTAGGCATATGAAGGCTACTCACCGATAGTGCCCGTTTAGGGCATAGAAAGGTTTTGTTACCTCTACTTTGCGCCGAACTTTAAAACCTATTTTTCGCCGAACTAATGCCCATGCTATACTTATATAATGAAATGTAATAAAGGCAAAAAATGCTAGATGTTCTATGCTTTAACTGTGGGGGTATGTATCAGGCACCCTATGGAACCAAAGACATTACGAAGCAGTGTCCAAAATGCCAGAAGTAAATGATCAACCTAGGATATTTGATAAGGTAAACCTAGAATACTCTATAGTCACACCACCTAGAGTTGGATCCTTTTATCTTCAAGACAGAATCCTTCAGCACACTGGTGTATATATTAAAAAATATCACAGTGCTAAAAATAACAAAATGATAACAATAGCAAGAGATCCTGTCGATATGGTTACATCAAAGATAGCAATGACTGCTTTTTATGACAAAGATAATGAGACTCTTAATGATATTAAAAATAATAAAATAATAAAAGATGTACAAGAATACTTTGACGCTGTAGACAAGATAGATGTATCCAAAGGATTTCATACCATCATAGACTATGAGGACTTAATGACATATCCTCTTGAAACCACCATTGCGGTAGCAGATGCTATGAATCTACCAATAATTACCAAAGGCTATAAAGAAAATACAGTAAAAGGATATCCAGAATACAGCCATCTTGTATCTAGTAAGGTTTCTCCTGAGTATGAAGAAATAAAGATGTATGTAGAGCAGTTAGACCTGTCTCGTTTATATAAGTTTTATACTGAGGCAATTGCTCGATGTATAAAACCAAGGTAAAGATTACGACAGGTCCTTTATAGCCCTATTGACCATACGGATCAAGCCTTTTCGAGTTATCTTAGACGCATCAAATGTCTCAGTGTATCCGCCTTGAGGCATATCTTTTTTATCTAAGAAGTATCCATGCTTCTTAGTAAGTGTTTGTACTACTAGGGATTCTATTGCTCTTGCCTTATCCCGTTCGGAAAACCACCAATACTTTATCAATATCCATCCCTTAGTCCTATGACTTGCATATCTTCTGCCTGAGACATCTGATATACCTATTTTAATGGCACGGTATGCAGGGCTATACAAAATATATAGTAGGGTCATTATCCTATTATACTTCAAATCCACTCATAGTGTATAATGGTTGTATGGCCTATATAGTTAATGGAATACCTGTTGGAAATGATCCTCCAAGCATAGAAAGAAATGAATCATATATGGAATTTTTTCATAGGATTGGAAATTCCGCAGAAAATATTAAGGTTATCCCTAATTTTTTAACAAAAAAAGAAATTGAATACTTGCTGGAGGACATAGATAATAGAAATTGTATCAGTTTTGTGTCTCAAAAAGATAACGAAGGAAACGCTATAACATATATGCATCAGTACAGTGGTGTCAAAGATATTAACAATATAATAGAACGATGTAAAGAGCAAATATGTAAAGCATATGGCATTGAAAAAGAAAAAATTAGAGCAAAAGAACCACATCTTAGTGTTGTAAAGTGGACAGAAGGAACATACCTAAAGTTGCATGTTGATGATTTAGGGTATGTTACAGACAATCATCTGCCAGTATTGGTTTATTTAAATGATTCATATGAAGGTGGAGAAATTAGTTTTGGACTTCATGATGTTTCTATAAAGCCTAATATTGGAGACTTCATTGTCTTCCCAGGCAATTTACACTACCCTCATGAGGTTAAAGAAGTATTGTCTGGAACAAGGTATACACTTCCAATTTGGTTTACGATAGTTTAATATGACAGAAAATATAAAAAAAAGAATTCTTTTAGATGGTTCTGAAGTAAATGATTATGAGTATCCCATTGATTTGATCTTACATACAAGAGCGCCAGGGAAGTGGAAACTCATTGATCTTGAAACTGGACAAGAGTATCTTGGTTCAGAAATATCTCATGAAACATTTGGTGAACTTCTTAGAAGTAAAGTCGCACAATCCAAGATAGGTTCTTGGTTTAAAACAAAAGGAAGAGTGATAAAAAATGGATAGTACTAATAAGCCTATAACATTTCACTGGATGTGGAGAAGACACTGGCAAATAAATGACAGCATTGAACACTTAGACCTTAATGGAATTCTTAAGATGGCCCAAGAACTAGATGATGCTAATGTAAAATCTGTTTTGCTCCCATATGGTCCAGGGGGGATTGATTTTTCATTAGTTATAAAAGAGGCATTAGAAAAAACAAATCAACTGATAATGACAATCGCTTTGCCAGCATATGGAGTAAGCCCAGACTATGCTGCAAAGATTCTTGAAACTTTAAATCGTTTTGCTCCTGGAAGAATTGGAGTAAACATGGTTGCTGGAAGATGGGGTGATGAAGGTAATGGTCATTCTGAAAAGTTAGTAATAGATCATTACATGCACGATCCAGCGCTGATTGATACTCTTGAAAAAAGAGTTGCCATATCTGAAGTCTGGATGGACAAGGTAATGGCTTTAATGAAAAATCATGAACATAAAACCCATATGGCTGTAGTTGGCTCTTCAGACACAACAATTAGAATAGCAAATAAGCATTGTGAATATATTTATGTTGACGATAATCTATTGTTTAGAGATCAGTTTAAAAAGATTGATCTAGATAAGGTAAAACCAATAGTTATTGTTGACCCACTTATAATGAATCATCCAGATGATGAAAAGCATGTTAAGTATGATAAGAATGCACCAGTTAGACAGCAACACCATCTAATAAAAGGATCAATGATTGATGTTGTTGCACAAATAAGAAACCTATCTGAAAAATTTGGCATTTATGACTTTATGATTCATACTGACCAAGCAGACATTAGTCGTCTATTAGAATTAGTAAAAAACTTTAATGATATTGTCGTTCCTGAAGGAAATGTCATAGGTTACTCTGACCTAACGGTACAAAACTTTAACAATATTGGAAGTGATCCTAGTAATGTAAAGGTATTTAATAATTATTTAAGCAAAGAAGAATGTGATCATATTATAGAACTTATAAATAGTACAGAGACAAGCAATAATCGTCGTCTACAGAATGACGATGCTGGCTGGCCTGCTATATCTTTGCTATATTATGACTCACTTACCTATTCAGAAAAGTATATTCCTCAAGTTCAGGCTTTATTAGAAAAAGAGTACGGAGTAAAACTAAAAGCAAGAAATTCTCGCTTTGCTCAGTGGGTACACAACAATAGTAAATCAATACCAATAAATGATATGGGGCGTAAAGATTCAAACCATTTAGCAGGCTGGGTATATTTAAATGATAATTATGATGGTGGAGAACTATCTTTTATCCATCAAGGCTTGTCGTTTAAACCAAAGGCTGGCGATTTAATTCTATACCCTGGAAACATGAATTATTGGCATGATGTTGCACCTACACATGGATCAAGATACATAATGCCTCTATGGTTTGATTTTGTCTAATGGTATAATGTTTATATGAAAAAACCCAAATGCTTCTTTTGCGAAAAAGATGCTACACATTTTGATATCGTCGTAAATCATGCTGACTATATTATTGCTGATGTGTGCTTTAGCCATTTGTCTATGGGATTAATCTCGTAACAATATGCCGTATTTGGTAACATTTCCAAGAAGTGGGTCTCACTATTTTGACGAACTTCTTTATAAAAAAGAAGGAATTCATTTTGACAAGTCTCATTCAGTAGATTTATTGTTTGATAAAAATAATAATAAAACAAGAAAAATAATTACAATCGTTAGGGATCCCAAAAATAGTATTATTTCTTACAGAGCAATAGAAGAAATAAATAATTCAAGCCGTGTATCTTGGCAAAACATTAGGCTTCATCAAATAATGTCAGAATATATAACCCTTAATAATTTTTTATATGAGCATGCAGATTATGTTATTGACTTTAACGATCTTATATTACATCCAGATGATGTAATTAAAAAAATTATAGAACTATTAGAAATAAAAAAAGAAGATTATAAAAATTTTAATAAAATGCCACATATATACGAAAAAACTTATTTACCATCAAGCAAAAAAATATTATCATATAACAAAAATATTTTAGATGATATTAATATGGGTCTGTGTTATTTCTATTACAATAAAATGTTAGAAAGAAAAATTATTATATAGTCAATTTGACTAAACTGTCACTTTAAGGTATACTAGATATATGGAACAATGGATTAATGACTATGCTCACTGGGTGCTTGCCGTTATTGGTGTATCTGGAATCTATTTTGTTGGTAGGAAGACTCTGTGGGGTTGGTTTGTTTTATTATTTAATTAAACATTGTGGACTGTATATGGCTTAGTTACAAAACAATATGGGTTTATTGTAAGTGCAGTAGCCTATGGACTTGTATATATTAAATCATATAAGCATTGGAAAGAATTAGATTCAGACTTATTGTCTTGGAAAAGTTTTACTAAATTAGTTTGGGATAATAAAAATGAAAAAAAATGAGTGCAAAAATTGTAGTATGTCAATTAAAGATCCTTTATATTGGGAAACTCATCAGACTATGAGCGATGGGCATGTATGGTGTACAAATGCCAAAAGATCCTAAGATAATGTCTATGGACTGGCGTAGCCTTGGGTACTGGCCTGTTTATAAAGATGGTAAAAGGATTTGGGAAAAAGATAATGAAGACAAGAATACAGAATAGTTTCTGATATACCCTGTGATATAATTAATTATGCCCTATTTCACAAATGATATTTTAAAATTTTACGAAATTAACAACAATACCGACTGGTACCTTACAAAATATTTTACAAACAGTGGAAGTATGGGACTTTATTCTCCATATGCTAAGGGTGTTGTTGCAAATTCTCCAAACGGCGACTCTTTTATGGGAACAGTTGATGAGCATAATGAATATGAAATTAATAGTCTTGGTTTTCGTGGAGAAGTCTATGAATCTCCCGATGTAATTGGAGTTGGTTGCTCAATAACTTTTGGTCTCGGTATTCCAGAATCTGGAAGATGGACAAATATTTTAGGTAATAAGATAAATAAAAATGTTTTAAACCTAGGAAGTCCTGGGGCATCTGTAGAAACTATGTGTAATACTATTATTAGATACTGTTTAAATAATAAAATGCCAAAAGAAATTTTTTGCTTGTTTCCAGATTTTTTTAGAAATATGGTTGTAGTAGACAAAGAATTTTATAAATCAAAAGTAAAAAGAAGACTTGACAATAACGAACATTTGCGATTAACCTTTTCTAATCCTCAAGTACATAAAGATACAAAGTCTGACTCTGTATTTATGGAAATAGATGATCAAAAATATATAGAAGACGCAACTTCTCCACATCAATTAATTTTAAACTCCATAAACTTTATTTACATTTTAGAGTCCTTTTGCTTGTTAAATAATATAAAGTTACACTGGACAACTTGGGATGTAGCAAGTTCTTTGGTAATGGAAAAACTAACAAATATAAAAGATTTTAAATTAAATAATTTTTCATTTCTTTTACCAATTAATCCAATAGAAAGTCTTAATTTTTCCATAAGAAGAACCTGTAAATCATCTCATAAGTCTGATTTTATATTCACTAGGTACTGGAACGAAGGCTCAGACTACTCTATAATAAACTATAAAAAAGATGAAAGTCGTGCTCATCCAGGAGTTCATTATCAAAACCATGTTGCAGATCTTTTCTATAGCCTACATAGCAAAAAAGATCAGGCTTGACACAGAAAGAGACAGGATGTATAATAGAAATATGAGTATAGATGATATGACATTAAGAGAGGAAATAGCCAGAGCAATAGAGGCTATTCCTATTGAGCCTGGAGTAACCAATGCTTTAGGTATGCGTACAGAGGCAGCATCTATTGCAAGAGGCTTAGATAATTACATGACTAAGTGGTTTGAAAGACAGGTAGATTTTGAATGATTAGTATATTCTTTTTAATACCAGCATTGATTGTTGGATATATCGCATGCTATCTAGTTATGACATATCATGTTGATCAAAACTAGCCCTGAAACGCCAGCAGTCATCTTTGATGTAGATGGAACTCTGGCTAATGTAGATCCATACCTGCACCTTGTTCGTGGTCCCAATAGGGATTACGATGCCTTTCATGAGGCTTCTATAGATGCCCTGCCAAATTTTGAAGTAGTTGAAATGTTAAATCAGGCTTTTTTTGATCAAAAACATATAATTATTGTTACATCAAGAAAAGAAAACTGGCGTGGCCTAACCTCTCAGTGGCTTGCTAAGAATGATATTGGACATCACGCATTATATATGCGTAAAGATGATGACAACAGGCCAGACTACGAAGTAAAGAAAGACATACTTCTTCAGATTAAAAAGCATTGGAATGTTTTGCATGCTGTAGATGATAACCCAAATGTTATTAGGCTATGGGAAGATCATGGGATTCCTACTACTAAGATTGGTACATGGGATGGAAACAAATCTTGACACACATACCTTAATGTGGTATGATTAGTATATGAGTAAAAGAGTAAAGAAAATTTATAAATGCATAGAGTGTGAAACCATGATTACCATTGTAACCAGAGTTCACGAACTACCAGAGTCCATCATTTGTCCTTGTGACAAAGTATCAGAAAGCCAGTGATCTAATGAAACAAACTAACAACAAAGTTTCTCAGCATAAAATTAAGCGAGCCAATAAAAATAAAAAAAGAGTTCAGGCAAAACCACAATTGTCTAAATTTGAAAGAAAGCAAGCATTTTTAAGAGAGCAGATTATTCAACAGTCCGTTTTTCGGGCATCTCAAAATGTTTAGGAGATAAATAATTGGTAGATCAAGATGATTTAAATAGAGTATCAAAAGAAGTAAAAAGCCATATTATTAAAGAACATATGAAAAGATATTACTACTCTACTATTGGACTATTATGTTTTTTACTTGGAACATTTTTTGGCTTACTAATTAAATAAGGTCTAGCACCAGTAGCCAAGTTGGTTAAGGCCCCGAACTCATAATTCGGTTATCGTAGGTTCAAGTCCTACCTGGTGTACTACACATCTGTAACTCAGTTGGTTAGAGTACCTGCCTTATATGCAGAGAGCCGAAGGTTCAAGTCCTTCCAGATGTACGATGCGGATGTTGCATATTGGTAGTGCCTCTGCCTTCCAAGCAGAAGGGGTCAGTTCGATTCTGATCATCCGCTCCAAGTCTCCATGGTCTAGAGGCCTAGGACTCCACCCTTTCACGGTGGCAACACGGGTTCGAATCCCGTTGGAGATACGGAAGTATGGCAGAGTGGTCGAATGCAGCGGTTTGCTAAATCGTAGATTGAAAGATCCATAGGTTCGAATCCTATTACTTCCGCCACACCTCTGTAGTTCAGTGGACAGAACGATGGACTTCTAAGCCATGCGTCGCAAGTTCGATTCTTGCCAGGGGTACAAAATATGATTGTGCTATACTGTGGTTATGGAAAAAGAAGTAACTTGTGTTCAACTTTGGAAGTCTTGGCAACAATCTGCTCCTGAAAATCCATTAGTATTAACTGCAGATTCTCGTATATCTAACTATACAAAGCAAGACTGGGAAAATATGGTTGTTGATGCAAAAGAGACAATGCAAGAAATGGCAAACCTTATCATAAACAATATAGATATTGATGATAGTTTATCCGAGCAAGCAGCAATAAAATTAATGAATCATGTGAGCAAACATTTTTTTCCTCTAGATAGAAATTATGCGTATGGCTTAAAGCATGCAATAATGCACAGCGATCAATACTCCACCTTTTTTAATCAATTTCATGAAGGATTAGCCGATAAAGTAGTAGAGTTAATAACTAAATACGGATATCATTTAAAATAATTACTTCTTAGGATGTTTTGGTTCGTATGGCTCGATCTTAGATTTAATACGACCATCTTTATATAGTCTTACAATCCACCCATCTTTAATTTGAACAGGATTAAATGCGTGTGCTTTTTTCTTTGGCATTACTTTGAAACCTTAAATGGAGAGTTTGCCCAACTATCTGACTTAGCAACTGGTATGCAGTTAGGAACAGGCTTACCATCTGCCCCTGGCTTCATTCCTCTTTGGACATATCCATCCCAGCAAGGAGCAGCCTTTCCTATTTGTGCATCATACATGGCCATAGCAACTTCTGAATCTTCAGGTTCAACCCTTAGTGGAGGGATCTGGACATACATAGACATTGCACATGCAGTGTATAGTCTTGTTGCTTCCCATAATCCGCTTTCTTCTTGTTCAAATAATTGAATCATTACCGCAGGATTTTCTGCACTTGCTTCCATATAATATTCTGTTCCTGGATTACCAAGAGCACCTTCATACATAACATGTACTACTTGCCCTATGTGTGTATCTCCTTCTCCACCGTGGGAGGTCATTGCGAAATCGCCTTCTTTTAACATATAATAATTATACCATGCCTTGAACTATGCCCTAAGAATCTCTGGGTCGTCAGAGAAGGCTATGCTTACCGAGTGCCTTGGGCACATTGATTCAACACTATGAATTACGCCTTTTGGTATGTATGCCATATCACCAGGGCTCAACAACACCTCATAATTTATTTCTTTGTTGTCATGAAAAACCTTCCATAGGCTTTGTCCACTACCCTGAATAAAGAACCTGTCTTCTGCATCTGAATGCACCGTTGGGTCCCACCATTCGATTGGCCATCCGTCTACGCCATCTTCTTTAATTGTAAGTTCCACTGGAATTTTTTTAGAATTATCCATAGTGAATTTTGAAAAAAGGTTTTTTAGATTTTTATCTATCATCCTATTGTCATTTCTATTTATAAAATGAACTATCATCATTGAAAACATAACATGGCCTTTGTAAAATAAAGAAATATCTGATATTGCCTTTTTATAATAATCAAAAACTCTGGGATCTTCTTCAATTACAAAAGTTCCAATAGAGTTATAGTCTATGGTTTTAGTTTCTTTTGCAAGATCATAAAAATTGTCTACATATTCCCACGAAGGAAAATCTTTACAAAAATCTTTTACAACGAAAAGTTTGCGTTCTTTTTTAGCATCTATTAGATTTTGTTTTGTAATTATAGCCATACAAAAATTATAGCATACTATTGGCCATTTAAGCGATGATGAGTCCTTATCCTATGACAATTGGCGCAGACTACTTCGCACTTCTCAATCTCTTTCTTTATAGATTTCCATGAAAAACCATCATGGATCATTCTAGATATATTGTATTTTTTGTCTCTTATATGATCAAAGTCTAGGATTATATGATTGCCAACACCACAATCTACACAGCCAGAATCCTCTTTTATCTTGGCAAGCATCTTCTTATACTGCTGCTTATTATAATGGTCTAACTCTTTGTCAGTCATTGTTATTATTATACCGCAAAATGTTGGGTCCCACACAAGCAATTCACCTGACTTGCGCCACGGTCTCTATCAAATGGGTAACTAATCCATCACTAAGGTCCTGTGTGGGACAATATAATTGTAGCATAGTAAGTGAGCAGTTTATAGACGACTGCTCAGGTCTATTAGCCACGAAGATTCGACTCCTGCTAACTCTCCTCTCATAGGAGCATCCGTTGTAAAACCTTTTAAAGTCTTATATCGGAATGTTAACCATTATACTACTTAATTTTAATGGTCTTTGGTAGTTTATCTTCTGGTATCTGTTTTTCAAGTTTGATATCTAAGATACCGTCTTTGAATTCAGCCCCAATAACCTCAACAAATTCAGGAAGGGTGAAGATATCTGTGAACTTTCGGGCTGCTATGCCCTTGTGTAGATACTCTGCTCCCTCTGGTAACTCAGTGTCCTGCTTCTCGCCCTTGATTGTAAGTTTGCGATTGTCTAGCGATACTGAGACATCATCCTTAGAAAAACCAGCCAAAGCAAATGACAGAATATACTCTGTATCATTTAGTTTAATCTGGTTATAAGGTGGATAGTTTGTAGTTGTTGTTACCTTCTGAAGATTTGAGAAGGTATTGAAAAAAGGATCATTAAAAAGATCCAGTGCTGTTTTTACCATTTTATTCCCCTTTCAAGCGAATAAGTTAATTTACCCCCCGTTTGGGCAGGTAAATATATTGTATCATGTTTTGTGATATACTGTCAAATATGGAGAATACAAAAAATATAATATGGTCTAAGGGTAAAGTCATAAAAGATCCAATTGGGTATTATGAAGAAACTAAGTATGCAGAGCATGAAATGGAAAGAGCATTGCCTATATTTCAAACCCAGTTAAATAATGCAAAATTATTTAATTCAAAATATGAATATGCAAAGACCATGAAAAAAGAGATAGATTATCTAGAGGTTGGTGTTGGCTACGGTGGATCGGCTAAAATGTTTATAGATACAACAAATGCTAAAAGTGCAGATCTATTAGATTTATACGATAATGCTCAGGGAACTAGAGAGCCAGGTGGAGACGCTCCAGAAGATAGTTCAATAACGCATGAACAATTTATAAAAAATAAATTTTCTTATAATACTAATGTAAAGACTATAAAAGGAGATATGAAAGATGTATTTTTTACCTTAGAAAAAAAATATGATTTTATTCTTTTTGATGCGGAGACAGATAGACTTCTAATGAGAAATCTTTTGAAGCATTGTTCTAAAATAGTTAATGTTGATGGCGTTGTAGGGTTTACTTCCTATATGAATTATGATGCTGTTCATTACGATGTTCATGTGGGTATATATCAAAGCGTAAATGAATTTTTACATTTTAATAAAAATTGGTATGTTGACGCTATAATATTGCATGAACTTGGTTTTCACGAAATATATATAAAAAGAAACTCATAGAAAAATATATTAGCATAGAAAAACAGGCCAGTTAGTAAAACTGGCCTGCTAATCTAAAGAATTACTTCTTTGCTGCTGTCTTCTTTGCTGGAGCCTTCTTAGCAGTCTTTTTGACTACCTTGGCAGTCTTAAGTGCTACATCAACCTCATCTACTGAAGGCATCTTTCCAAATGCCTTGTCATTAGGGTTGGCTGCTCTCAATACAACTGGAACAATTGCACCAAGTAATGAGTAAGCAAGCGTCTGAGGATCTGTTACGCCTGATGCATACATTGCTGTTGCTGCTGCGATTACTGATCTTCCGTATGATGCTAGTGCTGCTTTGATTTGTTCATTCATGTTTTCCTCCTAGGATATTGCGTTTGTTAGTACTGTAAAGCCAATCCATAGACCAATAATTCCTGCGACTCCCGCAAAAACTGGTGGTGCTGGTACTGGCAATTTGAATGCAGCAAACACTATTCCGCATCCAAAACCTGTAAGTGTTGATAATATAATGTCTTTCATTATAAGTTTATTACCTGGTTAAACCTAATTTTGGCCTAATAGGGCTAGATCCAGCAAAATGAAACCAGAGGGTAGAAGAGTATCTTTCCTTTACAGTATTTTCTAGCACCTCATGCCAGTAGTCTGCATTACTTGGGAATGTTATAAAACTGTTAGCCTTTGGCTTAATCTTTAAGTTGTGGTCCATAAAATTTATCTCTCCCCCTTCGTAATCATCATTAATATAATATATTGCTGCAATGTCTCCTGTAGTGTCTGCATGCTCATTCATCTTATATCCTTTTTCAAATTTAATTAAAGGAACAGATGTTTTTTCAAAAACATTAAGATCAACATTATAAAAGTCTGTAGATTTTTTATGGGCAATCATAAAAACTTTATCTAAGATCTCAGAAAATTCTTTTGCTACTTCTCCTGATTCCAAGACTTTAACTCCCCATGGCATAGCATCCCAAGAATCAACGCTTTCTACATAATTAAGCAAGGACTGGTGCTCTTCTTTAGATAAAACGTTTTCTGTAATTTGTATATTATCTACAGAATTTCCTAAGTTATAGTTTGTCATATGTTAGTTATACCATTCTGCTTTTTTATTAAAGGTGGAGCCAGTGAACTGAAGCCACATAGCAGAACTGTATCTGTCGTTGTCAACAATCTTACGGACTTCATGCAAATAATTTTCATTGCCAGGGAAAATAACTAAACTGTTAGGCTTTGGCTTAATGTTTAAATTGTGATCTGGAAAGTTAAGTTCTCCACCAGTGTAGTCATCATTAATATAATATACTGAGGCAATGTGGTTGCCCTCAGATGATAATGTATCTACATGTGGATCCAAATAAAAACCTTTTACAAACTTGACTATATGAAGTGCAGACTTGTGAAAAGGATTAATGGCTACATCATAAAGTTCTACGGACCTTTTATAAACAAGTTCAAATATTTTGTTTAGCATTTCTCTAATCTCTTCGGGCAACTTTTCTGATTCAATAGTTATAGCCTTCCAAGGTTGCTCTTTCCAAGAGTCGGCAGACTTTGCGTAATCAAGAAGAATCCTGTGATCTTCTTCAGGTAGCACATTTTCTATATATTGTATGTTGTCTGTAGAGTTTCCTATTTTTGCAACATTTGCTAAATAGATTTCATCTTTTTCGGAAGGGTTCGTTATCATGTATCTATTTTACCATAGTCTTCTGGTAGCAGTTTCTTTAATTCTTCATAGGACACAGTAATTTTTTTCATGGAGTCATAGTTGGGTGACATTGAACCAATGTCTCCGTACTCATTAAAATAATTAATCTCTGGCTCAATATCAGTAATAAACTTATTTAAGGATGCCTGTACCTCATCTATATAGGCATATGCCCAATCACGAGAATCTGAAATGAATTTTAAAAAATCTTCATTAGCCTTTTCTTTATCCGTTTTTTCATTTTCTTTTTGCTCTTCATTCAGTAGAAGGAATTGTACTGTATGAGCAATCATCTGTTCATTTCTTCTTTTTTGAATATAAAAAAGAAAAGCCATGGTTGTAGATGTTATTGATAAGATAACTAATAATATTGACTGAGTCACAGTTCTTTTCCGCCCTCTCGAACAAGTAGTACAATTGCCCCATTGTCTTCTAGGGCTTTCTTTACACGAATCATATACTCAATGGCCTGCCTCTTTAACTCTACCGTCTCTAAAGACATAAAATCTTTTTCCTTTGCTTTTACTGTTATAAAATGATCGTTATCTATAATTTGTAAAGAAAAATTTTTTGGACACTCTAAAGATCTAAAGGCTCTTTTCATTTGATCTGTATACATTCTACTCCATTGTTAAAGACTGCCAGGTTTTTCCCCAGTCAATTTTGCTCTTATGGCTAGAAAATTCTTTAGAGACTTCTCCGCCTTCTAAATAAACTCCACCCCAAACACCCCACTCTTTACCAGAAATTCCAACAGAAAAACATTCTTTCCTTACTGGGCAAGAAGAGCACAAACTGTCAATTGCTGGCCTTAGCAATTCATCATCTTCATATTTTTCAAAAAATAAGTTTGTATCGTAGTCTAAACAAACGGCATTATCTTTCCATTTAAACTTATTCATTTAGATCACATACTTATCAGGAATTTCCCAACCTAAGTCAGAAGGAGCAAACTCTTTTTTCATTTGCCATTTATTATTTTTGTATATTCCAAACTTTGAAAAGTATGCCTTTTCTGATGGAAAAGTTTCAACAACGGTCCAACCATCCCAAGACAGTTGTCTATTCTTGTTCACTATTGATTCCATAGTTTCTAAAGAATTAACTAATTTCATATTTTTTCCGTTCTGTTTATGTGCAAAAGCACAGGCTTATGTATATTCTATTAAAAGTTATATACATTTGTATTTATATTATTTAGTTTTGATATATGAACAATCTTTGATACTGGTTCTTTTGGATTAGATAAAAAAGCAAAATGATTTACTTCAGATATATTTTCTTCTAACCACTGAGGAGAAACTTTAAAAAACTTAATATTTTTTCCTCTTGACTTCATACCTTTTTCGGATAGATTTGTAAACTCCATTGACATCATATTAATATTATTTGGTCCTGCAGAATATATATGAAAGTCTTTGTCGCTTTCTAACAACTCAGAAAGGGCAACAGCCATAGATCTAAGGAAAACCTGATAGTTATCAAAACTACTCGTCCCTTGAACTCCTACTATCATCCTCAATCCCTTCTCTTAGTTTGTCCATTATAAACAACATCTTGTCTAATTGTACCTTATCCATGTGTATTGTGTCAACTTGCTCGGCCTCTTCTTTATTGATAAGTTCGTTGACTAATGGTGCCTTATAAAAAATATTATCCTTGATCCAGTATGCATCGTTATCAAGAATAATAACTTTTATGTTAGTCTTATCATAATGAAGTTTTGACTGAGTTCTAACTTTTATTTTTCTTGAATTATTTTTTCTATTACTATAACGATACTGAAGCATGGCCTGACTAATTATTGGCTGCCTATTATTTTTTACATTATTTTTAAGAATGTAAATATAAACTAGCAAAAGAATAGTTACTGTTGTTCCAATAGCACCATAAAAGTTATTCATAAATACCCCTATACATCCAGTATATCAGTTTTTATTGAAAAGAACTTTAACTATCTCTTCAACGACTACTCTTTCATCTTTTGGCAATGACTTTATAGAGGAAACATCAAAAGACTTTGGACCAAGTTTGACTACTGGATCTTTTTGAGTTACATCCATATCAAGAAATCCCTTTTCCCAGAGTTTTAAAGTTACCTCTGAAAAATATATAGACATCTCCTCGCTAAGCCTAGCATCGATATCTTTAAGTCTGTCTGTAGGCTTATATAATGGCTCTCCAGTTTCAGAGTCTTTTCCTGCAAACTCTAAACCTCCGTTTAGTATTAGATTATCAATAATGTCAAATTCATCACTCACTTGCCAGACTTCTTCCTAGCCTTGGCAAGAGCAGTAAAGTCTTTAACCTTAGTGTCACCTAGATATCCCCAAGCGTAGCCATCATTGATCATCATATCGTTTAGAGATACGGTGTTCCCATCTACATATACCCAGCCCAAAATGCGACCATACTTCTCAGATGAATTCATCTTCTCAGTCTTAATTACAACGGACTTGGCATCCTTAAGAGCCTTCTTTAGGTACTCCTTGGCTTCTAGGCCAAGTGCTTTCTCAGCAAGATCCTTTGTGCGAGACTCTGGGGTATCAATACCAGCCAACCTTACACGAGATGCAAACAGGACATCAAACCCTAAATCAATAAGAACATCAATGGTATCTCCATCTACAACATTCTCTACTTTTCTTACATAGTATTCATACATTAGTAATCTTTCCCCTTTGCTTTGTTTTCAATAAGTTTGTCTCTCTCATCTACAATACTTATCATAAATGACATCATCTTTTTATACCCTGCTGGATTACTCATTATACTATTATAGTGGTGACCACAAAACAAGAGTTCTCCATTAAGTCCTATGACCTGGACTAAGGCTTCTGCAGCGCAGGAATCACATCGATCTGTGGCTTTTAATACCCAATCTTTTACTTCTGCTGGTGTCTCAATCATTGTACTCATAGTATACCCCACTTCTTGTATTGTTTGTAATATATTCAATTATATACTAATAAGAACAGGATGTCAAGAATGTGCTACAGATAAGTAAGTCTTTCTGCTTCTTCAGCAAGAGTCATTGTCATTCTGTATCTTTCATCTAACACTTTAAAATATTTTTCAAAAACAACACCATTATTAACGTATCTATAATAGGTTCTTCTGAAGTGAAAATTACAATAAAACATATCTTTTGAAATATTGTCTGGATCTAAATTTGAGATAAAATTTACTTTGCCAAAAGGCATTTTTATGACATTGAGTTTTATTAAAGCATCAGCAGTACACCCTATACCACCATTGTAGTAATTAGTTAAACAACACTTATGACCAAGCGTTTCTGTGCTTGTTACATTTTTTGCAAAAGTTTCTTTAACTCTTTCTGTTTCGTCTATTATAAATTGATAAATTTCTTTTACAGAATGATTTGGGGCTGAATAGGTTTGCCCATTCATGTATAGTTCGTAGTAGTAGTGTGTATCACAAAGAAACCTTTTGCCATGCTTTCCTTCCACATAAACATACGCTGGCGCTATACAAGATGTATTAGGCTGAATAGTGGCATGGTGGCGGCGAAGTATCTCGTCAGTCATAATCATTCTTGGATCAAATGCTTGACAAATTTGTCCTTCTGGTATGCTAGTTATCACTTTTTCCTATTATCTGTGGAATAAAATCCACTGCCGTTGAAAACTGCTCCAACATTAGAATATACACGAACCAAGGAAGTATCGCAATTATCACACTTGTAACCAGGATCGTCTTCTCTAATGGATCTTTCCTTGGTATATCTTTGTGCACATGGCATGCAATCATATTCGTACAATGCCATGAGTTACTTCTTCTTTGCTTTTACTGTCCAATAAGGTAGATTTAGTTGATCTCCGCCCCACTCATAACCCAATGCTTTAACTACAAATTTAATAATTTTAATACGCATTATTTTACCCCTTTTCCAAACTTTGCCCACACTCTTTCATGTAGAAAGTACCCAAGGGCTTCCCAACCAATATAAATAAGTGCACCTAGACTTGCGTACTCCCATTCACCAGTAAAAAGATAAATTACTCCAGCAACACCAACAAGATGGAATGTCTCCCAACTTGCTGTTTTGAGTAGTGTTCTTTTTGTTGACTCCATTTATTTTGCCTTCTTAACTGCTGGTTTCTTAACTACTGCCTTAGCAGCAGGCACTACTGCAACTTGCGATGCAACTTTATTTAGCAATGGAGCATTTTCTTCTCCAGCATATACTGGGCGGCCCCAGCCAACAATGCCATTAATTAACTTCTTCTTGTTGTTCTTGACATATGCACGAGTTTTTTCTACGCACATTCCGCCGTTGCGTTGATCTCCCTTTGCAGTTCCTGAAGTATTTCCTTCAATAACTTGAATGGTTCCATCTCCGTTATTCTTAATGCAAATACCAACATGTGAAATACGATTTACACCATCTTCTGGGAAATCAAAATAAATCCAGTCTCCTGGAGTTGGGTCATCATTGCGAGCATCTGACCAGCGCTCATTTTTCTTGAACCAATCTGACGCTGCTACTGTTGATGCAGACTTTGGATACTTTTTTGGATCTAGTCCAGATGTGAATGCACACCAAGAAACAAAGGATTGGCACCATGGTTGGAAATTCATTCCAGTCCACTTTCCGTATTTTGTTTCGTTATCTTTAGGGCCTTCTATTGTGCCCACTTCCTTCTTTGCAATCTCAATGATTGCGTCTAGACTACCTTTTGCTGCCATTTTATTCCTCCTTAAGGACATATCTATTATACCAGGTTACCTACATATTGTAAAGTTATATTCTTTTTCCCATTTAAGTATATCGTTTTCATCATTTAAAAGAGGCTGCCCTTTTATATTAAGACTAGTATTTAAAAGAACTGGAACTCCAGTCTGAAGGTAGAACTTATTTATTACCCTATAGAGTCCTGGGTGCTGCTCTCTTGTAACTGTCTGAACCCTAGAGGTGCCATCTTCGTGAACTACAGAGGGTATCTTTTCTGGTTTTAAACACTTGACCGTATACTGCATATATGGGCTTTCAAAATCCATATCAAACCACTTATGTGCATGGTCAGCCAAAACAACAGGAGCAAAAGGTCTAAAAAGTTCTCTTTGTTTAATCTTATTTACCTTATCTTTTATTGATGGGTCTCTTGGGTCTGCAAGAATTGATCTGTTACCCAATGCTCTTGGGCCATATTCTGCTCTACCAGATGCAACTGCTACTATGCCATCTTTAAGTATACCGTCAACAATTTTTTGAATAGGATATTCTCCACCAAGATCATATCCGATGTATGGGCTACTCCATTCAACATGATCTCCATACAGGGCAGCAGCAGCGCCTAAAGAACTTCCAGCATCTCCAGGATTTGGCATTATCCAAACCATATCAAATAATTTCCACAAAGATGTGTTTGCTGATGAGTTAAGGGCACACCCACCCATAAATACTAAATTCTTTTTACCAGTAATTGCTTTTGCTTCAAACATAAATTCCATAAGCCTTGTTGTATACACTGCCTGTACTGCAGCAGCAATATCAAACTTATCTTCTTCAGAAACCCATCCCCAATCAGTTATACCTTTATGAAAGTTATATTTTTGTGTATGATAGTTAGGGAAATAGTTATCTACTTTTTTATAGTATTTTTTCCAATCACCATATGCAGCCATTCCCATCATAATATATTCTTCTTGATTTGGCATAAGTCCAATGAGTTGTGTAAACGCTGAATAAAATAAGCCAAAACTAATTGGATAGTTTTGCTTATATTTTAGTTTAATCTTTTTACCTTCTCCAACCCAGATGGTAGAAGTATTATATTCACCAATAGCATCTAAAACAACTATTACTGCATCATTAAAAGGACTAGTATAGTATCCAGCAGCAGCATGAGAATAGTGGTGTCCAAAGGATTTTCTTGGCACACCAGTAAGATTAAAGCGTGGCTTCCAGTCTCCAGCACCACCCTTTAGAAGCAGCCTAGAGGCCTTTAGGAAAGGCTTTTCATAGTAGGCAAGGCAATCTGGTCTGCCATACTGTAAAGCATCTTTTATTAAACTATCATTGATGTACCAGTCATTTTTTTGTTTACTATATCTTTCTGCATGACCAGCAAATAATATTTTCCCATTTTCAATCAAAGACACGGAAGCATCGTGAGAGGTTTCATTAACTCCAAGAATTATCACATCTTATCCTTAGTATATATACCTATCTTGATTACCATTTTTTCTTATCTTCCTCAATAAAAAGTATGCTTTAATTTTTTTTATTATTATTTTCATACTATAGTAATGGAAACCAGTGCTGCTCTGGTATAGTATTTCCTGCAGAAATCAATACCTCTAAAGGCTGAACATCATACGCAATAGTAATTCTTGGTCCAGTCCAGTCCCAATCACCCATAGCATGTGGATGGCCAACTTCTGAAACCACTAGTCTGTTATTTTTATTTACATTGTCAACAATTCGTGAAGGATCATTAAATAATTTATAGTGAGTTATCGATGGCTCTGCATTTACACAGTAGTAGCCATGAAAGTTTGGAGCGCCTGGTGCCCCGTGATCATGATAATCTAACTTTCCTACTTCTGCTCTATTAATGTTAAACCAGCCTTGTATATAGTAGTCCTGCTTGTCAAAATCTACCTCATAGTATTCGCAGGCTTCTTTGACGGTATCAGATATTGCTTTGTACAGTTTGTGTAAAGATGCATGGTAAAACTGAAACACATTATATTCTTTCCATTTAACTGTTGACAAACTTCCAGACTCTAGAAAAATTCCTTTATCTTTTTCCATTGATGTTACACCAGGCAAGGTTGCATTTTCAATCATCGCATACTTTTTTTCTAAAAATTTTGACAACTCTTCTAAATCATTATCTAGATATCTTTCAAAAAACTTATGCTCTTTGCTGGGCCTTAATACGGGCACATTTGAATTTAACACTGTCTATCTCCTTTGTTGTTTTACTTTGACATAACAATTATACACTATCTGCTGCCCCACCTGGCCTCGATCCAGGGACATCCGAATTAACAGTTCGGCACTCTACCATCTGAGTTATAGGGCAATGTGGGCAGTTTATGTCATACCCAGGACTGTTATTAGTTACGAATATATGACGCAGTGCCAATTAAAATCTTAGGAAGAGAAGATAAATACTCTCCAAAAGTTTTAAAGGTATTACGATTTACATATGATGCTGCTGATACTACAGATGCTACAGAAGTTCCAGAAGTATTTATTGGTGATCCATTATACTTTGTAATGCTTACTGTTGATCGTGCAACCATGTCTAGTCCTGGACCAGAGTTTGTTGCTTTTTCAAGTTGAGTCTCATTTCCAAGTGCCCCAACACCAATTACTCCTGGCACACATGCTGGGAAACCAACAATGGTAGTTAGTCTGTCGTTACCAGTAGCAACAAAAGTAGGAACATTTTTTGAATTTAGCATTGCAACTTGATTTTGAAATGGATTTAGAATTGCTGGATCTGTGCACCCAATGTGTAGTGACTTTGTCGCAGTATTAATTCCAGACAGACTTACTGAAATAGCATCAATGCTATACTTTGATGCATTGTTATTTATCCAGTCCAAAGCCTTGATAATTGTTGACCCATCATAAGGAGTTGACGAATTACCAAGAGAAGAAACATTGTAAACTCTAATAAAAACAATTTTAATGTTTGGATTGTTTACAAGCGCTGCCTTAACCATTGTATCTCCATGGTATGTTCCATTATTGAGAGATGCTGGCCATGGAGCAGATGCTGCCCCAGTTCCTTCCATAAATAGTTCACCATTAGAACATGACATATTTTGAGAAGGAGTTGCTGACTTTACACTAGTAAAACAAACTTCGTGTATGATTGATGAGAAATTTTTTGAGTTAATAGCAGTATCAATAATCGCAAGGACTTTTTGATCTTCTGCTTGTGCTGGCTGTGTTACTGTAACTAGTAGTGCTGCTGATAATAGTGCTAGTAGTGCTTTCTTCATTTTATTCCTTTTCTATTAAGAAATCATCAGTCTTATGACATGACAACATGGGTCTCCACCTTGGTCCCATTCTTCACTTTCTTCTTCACTCATATATTCGTATCCGCCATCATGGGTGTTGCAATAGGGTGGTGTTACCCAACCTCTTTCAATACCGTTTTCAAGCCAGATACCAAACTCTTGCTCTTCTGGTGATAAATCTTCGTGCGAGTGATTCATATTAAAAGTATACTCCTAAAGGCTAACAATGTCAACTGGACCCATGCAAGATGGGTTAAACTTAATAGCAGCATTAACTGCTTGCATTACTCTATTCCTTGCATTTTTTTGCTTATCTGTTGCATATAAAACACCGTAAGCATATTCTGCTCCAGACCCCATAGCAAGATAAGGAAGTGTGTATTTAGATAAAGACATATCTGCAGAACTGTGCTCATAGATTTCTCCACGAACGGCAATGATCAAACCAAGGTCTCCATCTTTTGATGTGTCAACCCAAAATTCATTATAGAAATCACGAAGTTCTTTAACAAACTTTGTCTGCATAAACTTATCAGTGTCTTTAATATTAGGTGCGGTTGGCTTAAAGTTATAACGAATTCTTTCTCCGTCCATTGCCCCAGCATAACCAATTAAATATGGACCAATCTTCCAAACCTTTGGTGCAGAAAGTGCTAGAATAGTTCCATCATCTGAAGCACCACGATCTCCAGCCATATAGATTTTATCTTCATGTTTTACTACAGCAATACAAGTCATGGCAAAAGCCCTCTCCAGATAGATATACCTAAGTATACCATTGCCCAGAGAGGGCTGTCAACTACAACTTACAATGACTAATTAGCCTTTTTGTCTACAGTCTTAAATGCATCATTTATTTCTGCGATTGTAAGTTTTCCATCGTCCAAAAAAGCCCTTGCCAGTCTTTCAATGACTGTTGCTACGCCTAGTAGACCTGCAAGCATTACTGCCTGAATGGTGTCAATTCCTACCACTGCTCCAGCACCAAGTACTGAGAGACCAGAAGCAGCAAATACCGCTACTATACGCATTAAGATATTTGGAAGAGCCTTCTGTGGGTGCTCCTTTTTAGGAGCCACTGCTATTTTCTTAGTTGCCATTTTTAGTCCTCCTCTCTATTTCGTATTGGATAACTTAGTATCCATGTAATCATTGTTACTATAATTCCATAACCAACAACAGTTTTTGCACTACCGTCCAAAACCACCCAAGCGATAAACATGCCTAGGAGAGTCCATTGTTGATCAAGAATATCCTTGATTAGTTTTACCATTTTTCATTCCTCCTTGAACCACCTGAGTTTGTTCCACCACTAGGTCCTGATGATCCACCACTTGCTGGTGCTGAACCACCTGTTGCTGCTCCAACAGCATTTAATGCTGCTCCTGCTGCTACAACTGTTGCGACAACCATATCTGTTGCCTCTTCTCTTTCTGCCTCTGTCATGTCAGCACCAATACTTCCAAGTGCTGCTATTGCTGCTCCTGGATCTGTAAATGCTGCTTCTAATAATGCTCCTGGGTCTTGGACTAATTCAACTTGTGCAGCAACTTCTGCTGTAATCACAAGAGGATTTCCGCTTTCATCAGTACGAATCTCAACTGGGGTTGCTGGTGGTAGGTCTGAATATGAGACTCCAGATGCTTTTATTTCTGCTGCAGAGATTGATTCTCCAGCCTTTAAGTTTGCTACTAATGCTTCAACAACAACCTCTTTTTGTTCTTCAGTTAATTCTTTACCATCTTTTGCTTCTTCAAGAATCTCATTTAATTTTTCTTCTTCTGCCTGTGCTTTTTCTTCTTCAGCCTTAGCAGCCTCTAGTTCTGCCTCTTTTGCTTCAGCCTCTGCTTTAGCATCTTCTTCTGCTTGTCTAGCAGCCTCTGCCTCTGCTTCCTTTGCTTCGGCTTCTGCCTTTGCATTTTCCTCAGCCTGTCGTGCTGCTTCCGCTTCTGCTTCTAGTCTTTCAGCCTCAGCCTTTGCTTCTGCTTCTGCTTGTTCTTTGGCTTCTGCTTCTGCTTTTGCTGCTTCTTCTTCTGCAGCAATTCTATCTGCCTCTGCTTTTTGTGCTTCTGCTTCAGCCTGGGCTGCAGCCTCTTCTGCAGCAATTCTATCTGCCTCTGCTTTTTCTGCTGCAGCCTCTGCTGCTGCTGCCTCTGCTTGTGCACGGGCTGCTGCTGCTTCTGCTGCTCTTGCATTTGCCTCTGCTATTGCTGCTTGTCTTGCAGCCTCTGCAGCCAAAGCCGCTTGTCTTGCAATTTCTGCTAATCTTGCCTCTTCAGCAATTCTGGCTCTCTCTGCCTCTTCTGCAGCAAGTGTTTCCACAACTAAGTTTTGAGCCTGTGATACGCTTGCATCCATTTCCGCTACAGCATTTGTAACTGCAATAATTGCTGAGTTTAATTCATCTTGAGCATCTTCTAGATTTTCTTCTGCTTCAATAAGATCTTCTTCTGCTGTTTCAAGATCTGATTCTAAAATATCTAGTGTGGCTTGTGCAATCTCAAGATTTGTTTGTGCTGTATTAAGAGCCTGAATTTGTTGTGGTGTTGCAGTAGATGTTGAAAACTCTGATCCAGGTATTACTGCCCATCCCAAGTTATCACTATATCTAAGTAGACTTACTCCTGCTCCTCCACCATTTTCATAATACCAAAAATCTAAAGTCTTGGAAACTCCAGCAGTAGTCTGAACATCAGCAGCAGATCCTCCTCCACCCTTATCAAACCAGTCATTAATAACTAGTTCTCCATCAAGGTATAGTCTAGTACCATCATCTGCTGATGCTGTTATGTACTGTGTTCCAGTGTATTGTGGTGTCCAAAGTCCTTGCCATCTTACTTGAAAATCTTCTGTAACAGTTGTAGTTGTTTGAGTAGTTGCAGATACATTGTCAACACCATAATAGTCCCAGTTTGCTGGAATATTTATTGTTGCAATAGTTTTTCCTGAAGGTGCAGTAATTATTTCTTGATGAACATAGTTAGGATATGTTTCACTAACATTATGCTGAATACTAAAAGTACTTGTAGTTCCGTCAGTGTATGTAACAACAGCATTATGATCACCATTTTTAGCAAAAACCTGGAAACTTGCAGAGGTTGTATTTGCTGGCATAGTTATAAGGGTGTCAGCAGTTGATCCTCTAAGGGTTAGGGAGGGGTCTTGTCCAGGACCAGGGAATCCAATTGATCCAATGTAAACCTGATTATTGTTTGTAGTTGAAACTGGTGTTCCATTTACTGTAATGCCTATTGAAGTGTTGAGTTTATTATTATTAAAAGTTTCAGTAATTGTTGTTGTTCCACCATTGACTGTTGGACCACTACTACCCCATTGTTCATTAATACCATTTGTATCAGTGCCAGTATAAACTAAATTGCCACCCATTGCTGGAGACTGATTTGTACCTGGATTATGATAAACAGTCATTGTCAAACCAGGACTAGTGTTTGCATTTACTACTGCAGTAGAAGAATCTACTAAACTTATATTTGTTCCAACTACTGCTGTTTGGGAATCCACTGCAATCTGAGCAATTTCAACATTTTCTTCAGCATCAGAAACTAAAACGGTAGCGGAATCAACCTGAGCCATAGCCACAGTAGCACTATCTACTACTGCTTGAGCCTGTACTATAGAGGTCTGAGCCTGTGTGATAGTGGCTGTAATAGTCTCTGTAGGGCCTGTAATGGCTGTTGCTTGGGTCTCTATGGCTGCCGTGGCAGTTTCAGCCTGAGTTATAGCAGTCTGTGCTGCCTCAATGGTGGCTGTTGCGCTTTCAATTGTTATTGTTGATCCTGCGGAAATGGTTACTGTTGATGTCTCTGATGGGGCTACTTGGACAGTGCTTGTCTCTTCAGCATGAGCGGTATCCTGTGGAAATAACAGTAGGCACAATGCTAAAAATGTTGTTATAAATGCTGATCGTAATATTAATCTTTTAATGAACCTTTCCCCCTAATTAGAGCAATGTCTAATAGGGCTATTATATCATTTTATTAAACAAAAAAGGGAGCCAGTTTCCTGACTCCCCTAATTGTTGGATTATTTATGCACGAACCTTTTTCTGGATCTTAAGAACCAAAGCAGTTAGTGATGTGATTTGCTTTCTAAGTGAAGCAATTAGCGATGCAACTTGTGTAGACAATGCTGTGACTGCATCAACTGCTGCCTTAGCCTGTGCTGCTGCTGCATCTGCTGCAACAATTGCAGACTTTGCTGCTGCTGTTGCCTCATCTGCTGCCTTTGCTGCATCCTTAGCAGCATCTGCTGCCTTGTTTGTAACCTTTGCTGATGCAGAGACTACAACCTGACCTGCTATAGGAAGTGATGAGCCACCTGTTGCTGAGATCTTGACTTCAGTTTCAGTCAAAGGCATGAAGACCCTGAATGTCTTAACTGTTGATGTATCTGTTGTTACAGAAACTCCAGTTAGAACATCTGAACCTGAACCAAATGCGTATGTAGAAGTGATTCCGCCTGTAGCAAAGAGGTTAGCGTGTGTCTTTGCAGACAATGGAAGACCTGCTGCATCGACTGGAGTTACAGTAATTGTTGCTGCTTCTCCTGGAAGATACTCAGCCTTATCAAATGCGATCTTGACTGATGCAAGTGCAGACTCTACACGAACTGGTACTGCAATTGCTGAGATAGTTCCAGACTTAACTGTAACTGCTACTCCGCCTGCTGCTACACCTGTAAGTGTGAATAGGGCTTCTCCGTTAACAATAGTTGCTGCTGTACCTGAATCAGATACGATTGCTGTGTTGCTTGAGAAAGCATTGAGTGTTCCTGCTCCTACTGTTACGCCTGATGCATCGTATGCAACTGCCTTAACTGTTGAAACATTTGTACCTGTTGCGATAACAGACTTAACTGGAGTTGCAACGATTGAAGCAATGTCTCCATAGAATGTTACTTTTTCTGTTGCAATAACTGTACCTGTAAGGGTTGTAAGAGTAATTGTTCCAACTCCTGCTGTACCGTCAGCAAATACACCAATGTGATTTCCTGTAGGAATTACCAATGCACGACCAAGAGCAGAGATAGTTGTAGCATTTGTGCCATAACCAATCAAACCTGTTCCTGAAACTGTTGCAAGAATTGATTCAGTTGCTGATCCACCTGCTGCATTCTTAGGTGTAACAACAATTACTGCTGCTGCATCTGTAGAGGTAGCCTTTGGAGCAAATACGGAATCATCTGCTGTTGCTGTAGTAACTTCACCACGATTAAGGATTGAAGTTGTTGTTGCTGCAGAAGGTGTAATATCTGCTGCCTTAACTGTTACTGTCCATGCAACTGATGGACCTGTCGCTGGACGAGTTGTAATGATTCTTGCTTCATATGTACCTGCAACTGAAGGAGCAACCAATGAAACTGTAAACTTTGCAGTTACATATCCTGGTGTACCAACTGTTGAGTTGACATCTGCTGAAAGATTTCCAGCAGCAATTGCCACTGTTGAAGTAGTAGTCTCAAGCAACGAAAGTGTTGCAGACTTTGATGAGCCTGTTGGCTGTGTAAACATAGCAGAGAGTACTGTTGCTGTATCTGCTGCTGTTTCTGAAATAAATGACAATGTAACTACTGCTGTAGCCGTTTCACCTGCTGTAATTGCATCCGTTGCCGAATCAATTGTAAGCGTTGGTGCGATTACCGCAGCACTTGTCGGAAGTGCTGTTAGTACGCCAAGGGACATTGCTGCAGCGAGTCCAAGGGCGATTTTCTTAAATGAATTCATCTTTCTCCTTATTTTTATAGTATTTTTAGTCTATCCAAATAGTCTTTTATCTCTTCTATTTGACTAGAGTTATAGTGTATCACATTCTCTGGTAGTTCGTCAACTGGCTTAGGTCTATCCCTAAAAGTATGAACCTCTACTTCAGTGTCTATATTTTTTGGGGTATGCGATATTGCCCCAAATATTGCTCCACATACAGCATCAGCCAAGTCCTTTGACTTTTTACGTGGGTGGTCAACTCTATCATTTTTCATAATCTTTAACTGTGTTAGTTCATCAAACAAAAGTTCGATTGCTGGCATTGCAAGTCTTTCCTCATACACAAGCATAGCCATGTCCTCATAATGCTTCTTAGCAACAGAGACAGTATCAGTTCTCATTCCAACCTGCTTTAATTCATTCTGAATATCAAATGATTGCCAACGGTCAAAAGAAACCATTCCAATATCAAACCCAAGTCTTCTAAGATTTTGAATCCATTGCTTAACCTCTGAAAGATTAACTGGTCCCTCAACCTTTGGTTCCCACCATGCTACTGCATCTACTACGACTATTGGTGCTACCTGTTCGTAATTATTAATTACCTGGATATTTACCCATTTTTCCACATGTGCAATTGCTACTGCACACTTATCATGCTTTTGTGCAAGGTCAGCATGTACATAGTATTTTTTTGTTGGATCTGGTTTAAATGCTTCATCAAACCTTCTGAAATTGTCTACTGGATTTCTCAATGTCATACAGGCTCTTACCTTGTCTGCCTGCTTAAAAAATGCATCAGAAGCAAATGTTGGCACACATGCGAAGCGCATCATTGCATCTCCAAGGTCTGTCATAAATGCAATCATAAAGTCATCAATCTTACGAGTTGGGTTTACTTCCCATGTAGGTCTTTTTAATGCAAATACTCCAGGATATTTATATGATGTGATTTGATCTTCGTCCCATGAGATTTCAAATGTGTTGTCTGGACTATCTTCTGGAAGCAACGGATTAATTGTAAACTTGTGGGTTCTTTCTATAACTTCTTTTTCAGCAATAACATCATCATATTTTTCTGAAATAAAGTCTCCTGGGTATCTTGGAAAAGAAAGAAGAACAACCTTACCAAGATCAGGAAAGCGAGAATCTACTGATCCACGAAACGCTTTATAAATATTATCAGCAGTCTTTCCTTGCTCATTGCCTGTTCCAACTTCAGATGCAAAACCAGAAATCTCATCAAGAACTGCAAGAAGAAGGTTTAGTCCCTCATGAGATTCTCTTTCTGAGTGACCAGAATAAACAGTAATTGATTTATCAAATTCAACTGAGTCTGCCTTAGAATTATATTTTCCTGCAAACCAAGGAGATCTTTCGATCTTTGACTTGAAGCCTTTAAAAAAAACATTCTTTGCTTGCTGAGCGTTAATCGCTACGTTGATAAGGTCAATAGCATCCCCAGAAGGCTTACCAAAATATTTTGCTGGGTCTTTTAGACATAGAAGTTTGTATACGATGTATGAGCATGCTACTGTTGATGTGAAGTCTTTTCCAGATCCCTTGCCAAGTTGCAAAATAATTTCATTTTTTGTATATTTGTTATAATACTGAGTACCTTGTTCTTCACCCATAATATTAATCAGGTCTTCTTTACGATATATTTGACTCATGGCTTCTACAATGTCATATTGAATATCAGACAATGGTGGCTGACCAAGGTATGATTCTCCTTCAACAAATGTTCTTGCATCTACTGGAGTTTCTTCAAAGTGATCATCTTGAAGTGCCTCAAGGAATTCATTGAACATCGTGGACAACAGTAATCACCTCATTGTCTTTTGCAAATGAAGAAAGTCTTTTCATAATTTCATCACGAATCTGTGGGTATTCAGATGCAATATCTTTTAATATGCCTACAAGAACTTCTTGTCTACGTTCAATTTCAACCATTTCTTCAGCAAGTTCTTTATTCTCAAGCAGTCCAGCCTTTTGAAGCATATCAATACGCTTAGACTCAATATCCATAACAAGTTTGATTGCTGCTGTTTTTGCACTAAGATTATTAGTCATAGAGGCTTCATCTATTACTTCGTAAGTACGAGAAACAAGTTTACTGTAATGTGTATCTGCAGCAGCGAGTGCTTCTTTGGCACGAGCACGGATAGCATCATTAGCAGATGCCATGACCTTCCACTCATTAATAAGTGTCACAACCTTTTGCCTTGGGATAGATAGTTGTTTTGAAATTACTGTTGGGTCATTACCTTTTAAGTATTCCTCCACTACCAGATTTACTTGGTCTAAGTGCTTTACCAAATCATCTTCAGTTGACATACTTTCCCTCTAACCTATTAATTTCATCTTTAATATAAAAGATTGCTTTTTCAAGATCTTGAATAGTTTTTTCTTCATCTTTAAGCCCTGCTCTCCACAGATATTTAAAGGCATTTCCAATATTAAAATTACGATGTCTAGTAATTTCTATACACTCGATACCAGATGGATCTGAAGTATAATGCAAAGGATTATTTACTTGATCAACTGTTATATTTAGACTTTCACTCATCATCTTCCTCCCAATTAAATGTTTCTGGAATTCCTCTTAATGTGGTAATTGCAAAACCAAAACCTACCATGCCAATAACAGCAACGGCTACCAATGTTTTTTCAAATTTATTCATCGTTTTGATTTCCTTAATCCAAATTTAGCAAGGTATACATAGACCGTTTCTAAAGAACATCCACATTCCTTTGCAATATCTTCTGGTGTTTTTTTATCCATAAGATATCTCTTACGCATAAAAGTCTCACTTGTATATAGTTTAGCAGCCATAATGTTATTTGTCAACTCCTATTGCTTTTCCCCAGTTTTTTATAGCCCAGTGACCAATGCCACACGCATCTGCTACATCGTTGTCAGTAATAGATTTATCATAGATTGTATTAATAAATCTTATTGTCCTTTCTTTACGAAGCATGCGCTCATGAGCCTTGTAGTAAGACTCAGACTTTCCAGGAATTTGAGAACGAATAGACAGTTGCTCATCTTTTGATATTTTCTTATTTCCTATAAAATTTTGCCAAGTGATAGGAGATACTTTTCCTATTACTTTTGTTCCAGACTGGCCTGCAGCACCCAGAATTGCTCCCTGAACCAGTGCGAGATCTGCAGCAGTCTTTGGACTATTCATAAACACTGTGTGCTCAATTACTATTGCCTCAAAGCCACCGCAATAGTCAAAGAATGATTTTACCTTTTGTCCAGCATCCATAACTTTTTCATAAACATTATTTCCTTCAAAATAAATCTTGCCAACCTTCTCAAGACTATCTCCATCAAATAATGCAAAAGCAAGACTATTGGTACTGGCATCAATAGCACAAATACGTTCTGGCTTCAACTCCAGCCCCCATTTATTTTTTACCATTAGTCCTACCTTTTATTTCTTTAATTGCTTTATTAACAGCGTCAGGATTTATATTACAAGATGAACATACTGGATCATCATTATAAATAGAAAGAGGATTAGAGCAAGACTTACAAAGTCTTACCTTTCCTTTTCTTTTTTGTCTTTTTGATTGCAAGTATCTTGCTGCAATCTTTTCTTTTGTTGCAATATCTCTACAATTTGGAGAACAATATATTTGATAAGATACTGTTTGCTCAAACTGATTATCGCAGCATCTACAATTGTTCACCGAGAATCTCCAAGGGCGCTATTTTTAATACGCCTGGACCTGCAGACTCACATGCTTTTTTAATTGGGCATGACTTGCATATCTTGGAATTTGATCTATAGTTTTTGTTTGGCAGGGTTCTATCTTCCCATGTCTTTCTAACTAGTCTCATCCAATCAAATGCCTGGTCTACCCACCGACGGTAATGATCGTTTACATCTACAGGGATCAAAAGAAGTTCATGATTATTTTTATTTTCATAAATCATAACACCTTTTGGTCTCTTTAAGATCTTCATATAGATAAGTAACTGCATTAGGTGACCATTTTTAGCCTTGCCTGATGCTTTTCTATATTCAAACCCTTCGTTCATCATTGTTTTAATTTCACCAATGAGTTCTTCTCCTTGCCAATCAAACATAACATCTCCATATCCAAAGATAGGTGGATCATCATGTCTAATCTTAAACTCTGTTGTAGGCTCGTTATCGTCATCACGATAAACCTTAACTATCCCAGCGTTCATCATTGCGTTTTGAATTCTTGCATGCGATAGGGTTCCAGCAGTCATATTTGCTGCTGAGTAAGCATCTGCATTGTCTTCAAACATCTGACCATCAAAAGCCAAGTACCAATATCTAGCGCACTCTCCATGGCCATAGGCAATAGTTGATGGAGCAAAAGTTTTCTTTGTTGTGTGCTTGTCTACACGAGTAATCGTATATCCCTCTTTAATTTTAGCCTCAAGACCTGCTATATCCATTGAATGAATTGGCTTTTCTTCTGGCTTAATCATAACTGTATGTAGTAAATTCTTCGTCATTAATTTTCTCGTTTCTATTAGTTATAAGTATAGCAGACTATCGAGTTATGTATTTTAGTGCAGAAACAAGGTTATTAATAGACTCTGCTGCAGTATAGTAAAGATTCTTTTTACCACGATCTGATTTGTCAACATTAGCCATCCATGTAGCCTTAAAAGCCATCTTTGCTGCAATAGCCTGTAGTCGAACAATTTCTACTGTAGCCACATTTAAAGGAATGTCTGGCTTAATAATAATTTTAGCAATGAAAGTTAGTGCTGTAGTAAGTTCTTCATCTTGCATATAGTCTGCAATTTCTGACAAACCATTTACCATATCAATTGTTGTGCTTTCGTTTTGCATTTATTTTCCTTTTTAAGAGTTGTTGTTGTTTGTTTTAGTTAGATTTCCTTCTTTTTCAAAAAAATCTTCATTATACTTTAAGAATACTGGATCTGATTGCCATAATCTAAGCCTATCTTTTCTTGCTTCTGGATCACGAGAAACATTGTTTAACTTGTTATAATCTTCTATTGTTGAAAAATGCATTGTCAAAACTTCAGTGTTGTCTCCCTCTTTAAATAATACTGGCTCTCTCCAGTGTACCTGACCAGCACCCCAAAATACAAGAAGATCTCCGTACTGAAGATTAAAACTTTCATTTTCAATTACTATCGGCCAATCTATATTGGCATTTAATTGGTAATCAATTGTTAGTTTAGAAAAATAATTATCTGAATCGTAGTGTACGGGTAGTTTTGGATTTGATGTAGAGTTATGCTCTTTATTGTAACTTAAATAACTATTATGAGACATAAAAACTTCTTCTCCAACCAAATTTGATGCAAACATTTCAAGTTTTTTACGTATGGTTATCGGATACATAACCTCTATCTGCATTCTTGATAATTCAGCCAAGACAATGGGGGAGTAAAAAGCATCAAGATCTTTAGCATTTTTTTGATACTTAACAATTGCAAGTAAAACCTCTACTTCTTCTTCAGTAAAGAAGTTTTTGACTATGTGTGGAACTATTTTATTTTTTGGTTCATATCCTGTATTCATAGTTCTATTATACACCATTCTCTGAAAGTTGTTCTAAAATGCTCATCTCAATTATAGCAAGTCTAACCTTAGAGTTTCCCTCTCCAATAACTACAACTATGGCTGGATCTTTTCCATTTTTCATGGCATCTGTAGTGGCCTTAGCCCAAACCTCTTTATTAAGAGTAAAAGATTTTCCAACCTCTTTAAAATCTACAACAAAGTTCTTCCAAGAAGCGTCTCCCTTTTGCGTATTTCTACCAGAATTCTTGTGCTGTTTGGCACCTATTCTTTTAGACTCACTTTTCTCCGTCAAAATCACTCCTTTTCTTTTTTCCAAAACTAACCTTACTCAAATGCTTATCCTTGCACATCCAAGTAACTTCTTGGGTTGCTGCATAACACCGAAGGCTAAGAACATCTACCTTGCAAGTATGGCATGGGAAAACTCCTTTATAGACTGTAAAACTAGGCATTTAGTTTAGCCTTGATTGATTCCTGCAACTCAAGATCCTCTCTTACACGATTAACAAATGCTTCTTTACCCTGCACCTTTGTTCCGTCAGGGAGTATATACCAAGCACCTGTGCGCTCTACAATACCGTTTAACTCTGCGGTAGTAACCAGATCACCAATGGTATCAAGACCAATATCGTCACCTCTAAAGTAAAAATCATACTCACCAGACTGGAACCCTGGAGAGGTTTTGGAGAACTGTAGTTCCCACTTAATAGTTCTGCCAACCTTTTCTTCAATTAGTTTATCTCCTACCTTGATCTTGCCCTTAATTGCTTGATTGTCTGACTCTGAAGAAAAGAGTTTAATAATACATGAGGAATAAAACTTAGTAGCCTGACCACCAGAAGGCTGCTGGCTAGTATACATAGCATTGATATTGTTGCGAGACTGAGAAATAAGAACAAGCAAAGTTGGCTTAACTTTATTGTTTGCATAGTTAAGCATTTTCCATGCGTTACTAAAGTCACGGGATTCTGCTCCAATCTGTTTAGTGTTTTCTAATGCCTTCATTTCATCTGTATCTTTTTCAAAATAAATTGCTGGAAGCATTGATGTAATAGAGTCTACCACAATTAGATCAACACCAGCATTCATTAATCCAACGCCAACATCTACCATATCACTAATAGTTCTTGCTTGTGAATAGATTAGTTTTTCTGGATCTACCCCAAGAGTTCTGGCCCAATCTTCTGAGTATGACATCTCTGAGTCAATCCAGGCACATAACTTTCCCTCTGCTTGTGCTAGGGCAATCATCTGAAGGCACATAGAAGACTTTGCAGAAGACTTTGATCCCCAGATAAGTACTTGTCTACCGTATGGCAACCCTCCGCCCAGTGCACGGTTTAAACCATAACTAGGAGTTGGCTGGTATTCATAATTGACACCAACTCCGCTTCCAAGTCTCTTTCTCAACTTAGGATCAAGTTGTGCTAACGCTTCTTCTATACTAACTGACATGTACATCCTCCAATGTTACTGTTCCGTCTTTTGTTTTTCCAAAATCAAATTTATAAGATTTTCCTTCTTCAATACTCATATATGCCTTTGCAAACGATGTAGGAAATACAGTAATAGAATGAAGGTCTCTGCTTGTATCTGCAAGAGTAAGAGATGCCATCTTCTTTCCAGTCTTTGTAATTCTTGGCTTAAATGAAACTACAAACATTTCATCATCCTTGTATGGAAGTTGCTTGTAACTCAAGAACTTTACAAGGGCATGAGATGATTCTTTTATTTCATCAGATGGTATGAAAGATACAATCCTGTTATCATTACAGAGAACCAAGTAAGAACGACCAGTCTCAATAGTCGTATTTTCATCATCAAATATACCGACACTGCCAGTTTTGTCCAAAATTTCAACTCGTGACCATCCTGTTCCTCGCTTAATTGATTTTACCATACCCATAAAAATGTATGATCCCTTTTCTTCAAAGTCAACTATGTCCTGAATAAATGCATAGTAGTGAGAAGGAATCGTAATATTAAACTCTGGAAGGTTTAAGTATTCATATAAATTTTCTTTAATTTCTTGATCATTTCTAGGATTATCGGTAAATGTTGCAGCGCCTATTGCTTTTAGTGCCTGTAGTGCACGACTATTTACTCCGTTGCCTTTGGTGAATGTAAATTCTTCAAGTTCTTTGTATGAACTAAATGGTCGTGCCGATATGTATCGTTCACCAATTTTATCAGATATGAACTTGATAGCACTGAGTCCAAACCGAATGCCTTTACCCTCAATTTTAAAATCGATATCCGAATCGTTAATGTGAGGTAACTTAACACTAATGCCCATTCTTTTTGCTTCAATAAGGTATTCAGTTCTTGCATCTTTATCCTTTTCATTTTTTAATACTGAGTACATAAACTCAAGTGGGTAATAATATTTTAGCCATGCTGTCCAATATGATAGCGTTGAGTATGCTACTGCGTGTGACTTGTTAAATGAGTACCCTGCGTGAGCCTCAAAGTCGTGCCATAGGTCACGAGCAATGTTTGGAGAAACAAACTTGGATGCACCCTCTACAAACTTCTCTTTAAACTGATCAAATTCTTTAGCATCTTTTTTCTTGCCAATGATCTTTCTAACTTTATCTGCTTCCGACATGGACATACCGCCAAGGTGTACGCATGCTTGCATAACTTGTTCCTGGTAAAGAATACAGCCATAAGTGTCCTCCGTAAATTCCTTTAGTACTTGGTGTGTATAAGATATGTTTTGACGACCATGCTTACGATCAACATAGTCCTTTCCAATTGTATTCATTGCGCCTGGGCGAACCAAAGCATTTGATGCTGCAAGTTCATTTAGATTCTTTACACCCATCTTTACTAACAGGTTTGTATACGGTGCTGCTTCACACTGGAATACACCCTTTGTGTATCCATCTGAAAGCATCTGATAAACATTGGCATCGTCCATCTTAATTTTAAGAAGGTCAATCTTTTTTCCATCTCGCTCTTTGATAATATCAATTGTGTTTTTAAGAACAGACAATGTTTTAAGTCCCAACGCATCAATCTTAATCAAACCAATTCTTTCAGCCTCTTCCATATCAACACCAACAACTGGAATTCTTTCATCAGAGCCAGTAGATGATCTTGTCTCAAGTGGAGCATATCTAAAGATTGGTTCTTTTGCAGTTACAACTCCAGCAGCATGAATTCCTGTACCACGAATGCGACCACGAAGTTGTTCTCCATAAATCTCTACCTCTGGATACTTTTCACGAAACTCTCTTGTAGATTTAGATGTGCAGAAGTCATCCCAAGTATCTACGGTTTTTAAAACCTTATTAACATCTGACAAAGGAATATTTAATACTCGTGCAACATCTCTAACAATTCCTTTTCCAGTAAACTGAAGAAATGTAGCAATAGATGCAACATGTCGATATTGTCTAACTAAATAATCTTTAACCTCTTCACGACGAGTATCTTGAATATCAGTGTCAATATCTGGGAAGTCATTACGCTCTGGATTAATAAATCGGAAGAACAAAAGATTATGCTCAATAGGATCAATGTCTGTAATCTTTAGTGCATAACAAACAAGGGATCCAGCAGAAGAACCACGACCTGGTCCAACCATGATCTCTTCCTTCTTGGCCCAGTTAATCATGTTACTTACAACAAGAAAGTATGGAGCAAACTTTTTATCTTTAATAATCTGTAACTCTTCTTCAAGTCTGTCGAGATATTCTTGATTTTCTGACAAACCTCGCTCTGCCAAACCTTCGAGTGCAACCTTGGCAAGTTCCTTATCAGGACTCTTATACTGTACTGGCAATAGGTTTAATCCTTCTTGAATGCCATAGTCTCCTACTGTCTCTGCTAATAGGAGTGTGTTTGAGTATATGTCAGGTCTATCAATACCCTGCGATTCCATGGCTGCTTTAATCTCTTCGTATGAGAGCAGGTGGATATCAAACTTATTAAATGTAATCTGACGGTCTTCGCCATAAAGATAATCAAGGCGTTCCATCATGCTGCCTTTTTTCTTTGACTTTTCATATGTTGCATCTTTTACGAACTTGCCGTGTGTGTTCATAAGTAACTTAAACTCTTGAACTTCTTTTTGTGACGAATCAACATGGTGGCAGTCTGGTGTTACAACAACCTTAATTCCAAACTCATCTGCGAGTTCAATCAAATATTTGTTAATGTGCGCCTCATTGTGAGGCATGACTTCGATATAGTAGTCATCTTCAAAGCGTTCTTTGAACCAAGATATATATTTCTTAGCAAGAGCAAACTCTTCTTCTTCTAATGCCTTTACAAGTACGCTGCTTGGACAAGCAGATGTAACAATAATTCCCTCTTTGTACTTTTCTAAAATAGTAAAGTCAAAGCGTGGTTTCTTAAAAAAGCCATCTGTCCAAGACAATTCGCTAATCTTGTTAAGGTTTTCTAAACCAATTTGATTCTTGGCTAGAAGGATAATGTGATTGTAGACAAGATCTTGCTGACCTTCTCTTTCAGACTTATCTCGTGTATCAGATATGTCTGCACACATGTATCCTTCTAGACCTAGAATTGGCTTAATGCC